GTCTAGAACTCAAGCTGGATAAGGCTTTGCGGCTGTCCAATAGTGAAAAGTGAAATTGGACAAATTGGACACACTCCTCGAAAACCCAATACCAGTAAGGCTTTCAGCGTTTTAGTCTGTGTCCAGTTTTTGGTATAAGAACTATGTAGTACCTGTAGTCTCTATACCTAAATATTGTCAAGGAGTAATGTCATGGTTCTCCGACATATGCATTTCAACAGTCTTAGCGTTGTTCGGGAAAAAGAAGAATTTGCTCTTGTAAAGTTTGAACGAGGATTTGGCTGCGACCTCTTCTCGCCAGCACCTCAGCATCGTTTGGATGACTGGAGGTGGAAACTTGAGAGGCAGCGTTCCATAGCGGAAGCTCGATTGTGGACTCAAGATGCGCCTAGGCAAGGCATACTATATTTTGAAAACGAATTTTTCTCGTTCGGATATGACAAAGACTTATACCGGACGAAGTTCCAGATGCCCTTCGATGTTATGATGGCCTTCGAATGGTTGAAGGACGAAGTTTTCTGTCATGACCTTAACCTCAAACGAAAACGGCAAGAACGTTACATTATTTGACGGAAGCGAGGCTCAAGGGCCTCGTTAATTTCGACCTCAACAACTTTGACATTTTTGGTATAACAATAGTGTCAGGCACTACCCTACTCGAAGAAGCAGCGACATTCTTTTAGCCCCAGCCTTTGGGGTTCACTGGAGATCGCTCATGGGTAAATTCCTAATGAAGCTCATCATGTTTGTGAAGATTGTCAAGGTTGCACTCCGGATCGCTACAACGATCCTGGAAGTAGCCGAGCATCTGACGGACAAGCTGAGCGAACAACACGCAGTTTAAAGTCCTCGCTTAGCTCTTTTAGAACCGTGGGTAGTAACTACCCACATTAACACTGGTGCAATATGGATCTTTCATCCGTTAACTCGAAGAACGTACCAAAGTTAGCGACGTCTGAATTGACGGTCAAAGACAATTATTACGTTGTGAAGACCGGACAGTTGTACAACTATTATCCGATCAAAGTGAAGACGTTCACTGAGACGGATAGTATTATCCGCTTCGAAAAATCGCCACCGGTCTTGATGGAAGGTATCGCAATTGTAGGGAAGAAACCCTACCGCGTTACTCCGCAAGATCTATTGCGGCAAATCATTCGTAAGTCACGAGAAGTTGCTGTACCTAAAAGAGACAAAGTAAATGGAAAATCAGGAAACGTTGGAACTGTCGAACCCGCCTCAATCAAAGCCATTCAACATTCAGACCAATCAGGAGTTAGCGCAAAAACTGAAGTGGAAGAACACGCAGTTGCTGACGCTGCTTGGGATGACCAAATCGGAGCATTATTCGATTTTATCGCTGCGAAAGAGGGGGAGTTCGAAATTACGGATTCTTCACAATCCTGATAATCTGATGCGAGTTATTCAGTACAAAATCCTGACCCAGGTGCTGAATAAGATTGAAGTTCCGGAGTATATTCAAGCTTTTGAGAAGGGCAAGAGTATTCCGAAGATGGCACAACGCCATGTGGGTAAGGATATGGTCGTGAGTATCGACCTTGAAGATTTCTTTACTTCTATCAAGCAGTATCAGTTGTTTGACTTGTTCCAGCATATCGGTTTCGGCGAGAAACCTGCACGAACCCTGTCAGAGCTTTGCACCTACGATTCGTTCGTTCCCCAAGGCGCGCTGACAAGTCCTAAGCTCAGTAATATCATCACTGCGCTTACGTTCGGGCCTGCGATAAAAGAGTATTGTGACAAGCAAGGCTATACCTTGAGCATCTACGCAGATGACATCACAATCTCTATGGATCGGGAAACAAGGATCAAACACGGGAAGGGTATTGTTAAAGATCTTCTTGAAGTAGTATCGCGTGAAGTTGGTCGGTATAGATTTCGGATAAATACCAAGAAGACCAAAGTAATGCGTTATTTCCAACGGCAGTATGTTTGCGGAGCCGTTGTGAACGTTATGGTCAATCTGCAAAAAACTGAGCGTAACAAACTCAGAGCTATGGTTTACAACTGCAATAAAAATGGTATCGAAGCAGAAGCTGCAAAGGCCGGTATCAGTGCAGATCAGTTTTACAGTAAACTCATGGGGCGATTGAACTGGTTCAGTCAGCTGAATCCCACAGCTGGTGATCGTTTAAAGTCAAAGCTAAAGCAAGTCAATGCGGAGCAAGGCCAACCCATTGCCGCAGAGGAAACGTAAAAGTACTTTATGTCGTTAGACTCTGGAACACTGTAGAGCAAATATCAGACCGCATCTGAAAATCTCTGCCAGTTTTTATGACTAGTTTTCTGGGTAAAAAACTATAGTCTGCTTCTTCGAGCTTGGCCTGTACTACCGTAGTAGAAGTATTTCTTCAACGTAGTAGTATAAAAGGGAGAGTTAATATGGACCGCATAATTCCACACTTCATCGCAGTAAGTGAACTCGATCACTGCAACGTAGTTACATGATAACTTCTTAGGAACCCCCCACTGTATAAGGATCCGGCTTCGTGCCGGATTTTTTTAGCCTTTCAAGATTGGCTCTTCGAACTGGTATAAGTAAAGTAGATACAACAACTACCTTTTTATAGGAACTCAAGACCATGACCGCACTTGCCCAAACCCTTCGTGATGTTTGCGCCGCAGCCAATTCTGCATCCGATGGAAGCAAAGCTGTATACACGTTTAACAAGTTCAAGGAAGACTGTCTTCAGCGTGCTCGCCGGGGACACACTTCCAACGAACTTACCGTTGACTGGACTGACTTATCGAAAGATGAGCGTGAAAGCCTCGGCGCTGATCTCGTCGCAATGATCAATCGAGAAGAGCTGAAGGTTCTCGAATACGACGATAGCAGCATTCGATATCTCACTGTTACCGTCTCCTGGCGTTAAGCCCAAAGTAAAAAGCCCAGCTAACACCGGGCTTTTTCTTTAGTCTTTTGCAGTGAGTCTAGTCAGTTCCCTGAACCAGGCTTTGCGAGTCTTCTCGTTGTATTCAGCAAGATTGTTGTGATTTCGATACACCCAGCCTTGAGCACGGGCATAGATGTTTGCCACAAACAGTTTCTCTGCAATGTCGTTAGAGTCGTTAGGATCTGCGATGAACATTCCATCGATCCAATCTACTTCTTCTGACACAATCACTGGAACTCCCTGAGAAACCTGATCAGCTGTTACAATATTGAAAGTTTCGGTGTATGATACTTGTAAACCGAAATCCATTGTACCGACAAGCTTAAGGAACTCATGATGCGGCATCCAGTTATGTTCAACCAGTTCATGGTCAATGTTCTGGAAAATCATTTGAAGATTCTTAAGAACCTGATTAGCACCCGAGCCTTCCATACGGGTCGAATTGATATGGAAGTACAGTTTTTTACCCATACGATTAGCAAACTTGATAGCAGCAATTGCCTGAATCACGTGATTCTTAAGCGGACGAATTGCACCAAAGCAGCCAATATGAACCTCATTGTGTTTGGACTTGTAATCTGGACGATCCTGCTTAAGCCTCTGAATGGGATAGTAGTTTGGCAGAAAGGGGCAACGTTCCTTAGCTTGCTGCAGAGTCCAATCACCATGATGGTTGTATGCTAGTTGTGCGATTTCATCATTGGTAACTTCAGAGTTTGACGATACATATACGTTTGGATAGTCTGTATAACGCATCGACCAGTCAAACGCAATTCCTTCATTCGCAAGGAACGGCGACTTACTATGGTTACGAATAACCCACTTCACATTTGGGTGAAGTTTTGCTAAGACATCGAACTTCTCTGGAACAACCCAGTAAGCTTCGATGATTACAACATTTGGTTTAAAGCGGTTGACTTCACGATCGATAGCGTTGTTATCTTCTACATGTACGATTTCTGCTTCGTACCGGTCAGGCTCTTCATTGAGCATTTCAACCATAAAGCGTGCGCTGTTGAACAGGCCGCTCTCAAGCATACCCGAACAGTTATATCCGTCTTCGTTTGTATATTGGTTCTCTCTGTACTTGAGAATGAACTGAACTTTAATTGGCACGATTTCTCCTTGATTCTTCGGCGTTGATTGTTTGTTGAATAGTACTCTCCGTATCCATTCTGTTAGTTTGTTGAGCATAATTATCCTAGTTGTACGCCACCTGATGTGACTTTCATAAAATGACCGCTATAGGTTGCATTTACCCCATTACTATCCAGAGTTACTTCAGCACCACTACTATGTTTTAGGTCAATGACACTTGCGTTGAGTGTAACAGTTTGTTGCCCTTCGTAGTCGAGGGTGATTTGGGATCCATCCCATGTGGCAATATGATTTCCACCAAAATCAACTGTGACTTTTGTCCCGTCCTGGTACACCTTTGTTTGACCCACTATTTGAATGACAGCCCCACTACCCCCATCTACAGTACGTGACATAGACCCGGCAGGGACTTCTTCCCGGAATATGATAGATGAAGCAGATGGCAAAGATGTGACACTTTGATAATTAGTCTTTACTGCTTGTGCAAGTGCAACATCTCCATAATACAGGTTATATCCGTAATTTTCAATCTGCGCTGCGGAAGAAGTTGCTGCATAGCCTGTATAGCGGTACACTCTACCTTTGATGTTCTTGATGATGTCAGAGCTTACATCGGTGAAGTGTTCAAAGTTTCTGGAAACGATACGAACAACGTCGTCCCATTTGGAGATGAAGATTTCAGCCAAACGTGAGCTGCGAAGAAGCAGAGAACCACCGCGTAGGATAGCTAACATGCCTCCGCCGCTTGAACCTAGAATTCTGTCGCCAACTGCCATGTCTCCAGGCTTGTTAATGTCATTAATTGCATTGATGCCTTCAGGACTAAAGTTGCCAGTATCAGCGACGGGATCTCCGGAATCGATATGCTTCGGAAATGCACTATCTACTGTCTGAGTCTTTGACATGAATAGAATAATCACCGGATATCCGAGGCCGTACATGACAGCAACACGATCTCCCATTACGGGTGTAACACGGTCGCCAGCTCTGCTGGAACCACCGGATGGCTGGCCCCATTGGACCTGATCCAAGTTCTGGCCCCGAACAGTTTTTACTTTGCAGAAACCTCTGGTCACGTCAACTTCAGTGACAAAGCCTTCGTCAAAGTTGGAATCAATTCTTGACGGATTGTTAAACATTATTTATAACCTCGTTTGGTATAAGTATTATAGGAGAACTTTATTATGATCATACAACCTATTTCTGACCTCCACCTCGATTGTCTCAACGAGATGCACCTTGAACAGGTGATGGAGAACACTATCAACCCCAAGGCGGATGCTATCATCCTTGCAGGGGACACCTGCGAACATGCAGAAATCCAACTGCTGAAAGACTTCGTAGGACAGACCTCAAAGCCCTTCTATATAGTGGCTGGTAATCACGAATATTGGGGCGACGTCAATTGCAAAGAATTCATCCCTTGGTTCAAGAAACAGCTTGAGCACTTTTCTCATGTGAAAGTCCTTGAGAACGATCACGTCGTTATCGACGATGTGGTTATTTTCGGAGGAACCCTTTGGACGAATCTGCGGAATCCGATCAATGCAAACATGATCAGACACTACATGCGTGACTTCGTTCGATCTCCCGGTCTCACCACCGACTTCACGAATGACAAGCATGAAGAAACTGTTGAGTATATTCGTCAGTGTCTACACTTGGAGCAGTGGAAAGACTTAAAGAAGATTGTTGTTACGCATCACGGCCCTTCTTTTAAAGCTGTCGATGATTTCTACAAGTTTGATACTGCGAACTGCGGCTATCAAAGCAACCTGGATTATATCCTGGAAGCTGAGTGGGCACCAGAAGTTTGGATCCACGGCCACAGCCATATGAAGATGGATCGCAGATTGGGGAATACCCGGGTAATTCGCAACCCGATGGGTTATAAATCGTATGGTGAAATGACTACTGGTTTTGATCCTAAGTTTTTGATTAATACTGATGATCTGACTACCGTTGATAAGGATCACCGTTCAGTGATTGACATCTGGAATGAATTTGAAGACCAATTTAAATAACCGAGGTGTATTGTGGCGAAAGAAGAAAACTTTTGCTATCAGTGTGGAGTTACCCAATTCGATTGGGATCTCCTGGAGCAAGGGAAACTCGTGTTAATAGGGGAAGTCAGAGAGAACGGCGTTAATTGGTTCAATCGAAATCCCCATGCGTGGCCTCTTGGAACCCTGATTTATGCACAGGAAGTGAATGTCAAACCCGGAGCCGAAACCAAAACGGACGCGTGAAAAGAAGCGTATCCGTAAGTTGCTTAGAGAACAGTTACCTCAACCAAAATCCGATAAAGAGAAAAAGAATGACCGAAGACCAAGTTAAGGCGATTTTCCTGCTGGCGAATGTGGAGTATAAAGCCCTTATCCAAACAGAGAATGAGTACTGGCCCAAAGCGTATGTCGAGGAGATCAAAAGTGATCCGTGGTGGCTTGTCGCAACTGATTTCGGCATAGTCAAGATCGGCTGGCGCAAACGGGTTATTAACATCGATTGGTCAGACACTAAAATGCGTCTTAGATCGACATTCAGTTATGACGATTTCGAATTTTGGGAACGTGGACTTACTCAGGATGACGTCACGAAATGGGAGACGGGTATTCATGCATATGGCTATGGTAAAGCCATTGATTATCTGAGGGAGTTGGAGGTGCGGTCTAGACAATGGACTTACGCACACAGCGAAGAAGGGAAAATTGATCTGGCGGAACGCAAGGTAAAGAAACTTGCTGAATCAACAAAAGGTGAGTAAATGTCCAGACTCTGTGATGAAATCGTAAAAGAATTGATGATGTCCCCGATGAAGTCAGTCTTCACGTTCAGTCGAGACGAATTGGTTGAACTGATGTTCGGGAAGCTGTATCGAGGGGAAGGTTTGATGGGAGCCTACTCGGACATCGTTAAATTGGAAGCTCTTGAAAAAGAAAATCCCGGCATTGCACCGGGACGAATTCTCAGCAGAAAGGAGCGAAACAACTGAGAAGCGGAAGTTGTTATAGTTCTTTGAAGAATGTACTCGAATTTTAACACACTAACATGGGGTTTACAATGAATAACCGTGAACGCTGGGCTATGATTCTCTTAATAGTCTATACGATGTTCTATCTGTACACGGGACTCGTGGCTTTCCTGGAACACCTGTACATTCACGCTGCTATTCGAGCGGCTTACGTATCGATCGCAGTGTGGTGTATTCGAGGCATCAATCACGCGGTAGAGCATCGTGAAGATGTTTTCCAGAAATGGAAAGCAGAATACCAACGTCGACACTTCGTCGGCTAAAGAAATGCCCGGTCAGTACGACGGGCTTTTTTTAGACTGCCTAATTTTGGTATAAGGTATATAGTAACACCAGTAGTTTACTTGTTATAAGGAGGGAACACGATGTTGGCTCCATATGTAAAAGTAAGGGTGAGTACTGATGGCCGAGCCAAATTAATCTCGTTTGAGATACCTGGGGTTACTCTTCAGTTGTTGCAGGAAGAAGGGAAACCTTTGCAGGCGTTCGGAGAAAGACCTGAGCATTCCATTGAGAATCTCGTCCACGCCGCAAAGTACGCTATCGATATGCAGATGGCGCAAATCGCCGGAGCACGTTATTCAAAACCTCGAATAGATGCATTAGAACAGGTCAAGAGGTACATGGATACATTACTCACCCATAGTACTATTGAAGTTCTAAAACATCGTCCGACGGTTAAAAGAAGGGTTGCAATGACCGTTCAGTAGAGATATTGAAATAGCCCAAAGTATCGGGCTATTTTTAAATTCCTGAGGTCTAGACTGGTATAAGTATGGTAGAGGAATATACCTCTTTTCATAACTATCTTTGAGGACTACGACCATGAAACTCTTTTGCGAAATCGGCTTTTACGGCTATCTCGTTATCATGTTTTTGCATTTTGTGACCCAGAAATTCCTGGCCCACAAATATCCTGAACTTGCGGCTTTCCAGAAGGAAGCCTACAGTAACCCCGATGTTCTGGAGGTATCAAGGCAGATTATTCACAACGGGCCTATCTTCGTTCAGCCCTGGTTCTTCCTGTCGATGAACTTCGTGGTAATGATTCTGCTCATCTGTATGGGTCTTAAGGCTCAAGTCACCGTGCTGGCGTGGATTGTCTTCATGGCCGCAGCTACGTACATGTACATCTGTCTGTGGAACAAGGTGAAATACCTGTGGGCGTAAAGACTTCGCAGAAAAGAAAAAAGCCCAGTTTGAACCGGGCTTTTTTTTAGCTGTTGAAGCTTACTGGAACTGGTCGATCGAACTGAATCGAGACGTTTTCAGCAATGACTGGCTGTGCGCTTGCCACTGCAAAACTGTAGTTCTGGAACATACAGTATTCAAGGTACAGACCAGCTAGAGCCTGACCAAAACCATCTGAACCACCGCCACGAGTCTTGAACACCATCAGAAGACCAAACGGAACTGCGAATGTTTCCGAGTCAAGGTTCATCTGGATGTAAGTATTCGGAGAATCAGCACCAGCCGAACTAAACCCGCCATTGTCCATTGCAGGACGATAAGCTTGTTGCGAAAGCGCAAACAGAACGTTGCCCTGGTCAGCCAGGAACTTTGAAAGTGAAATTGCGTGTTGGGTTTTGCCGCGCGTGAAGAACGAACGGTTTGAACCGATTTCAAATAAACGTGCAAGACCAGCGTCTGCGCTCATTTGAATGTTATCTGTAAGACCGATAGGGATGAGGTCGCCCACACCACCTGAAAGGCCGGTAAAACGTGCCGGTCCTGCGAACAGGGCGGTTGTGTCTGGAGATGCTGAGAATTGTGAGAAACGCTCGTAACCGTCTTGGTTGAGCTTGCTCATGTACTCATTTTTCCAGTCCCATCCTAGGCCGAATCCGGCTTCTTGGACGGTTGTTAGACGATCGTTTGTCGGATCTGCTGCCATGTTAATAATCCTTAATATGTGAATTCTTGGTACAGGTAGCCGAACGACACTGTACTCTACGGTTGTATTTTAATTGTATTTAGAAATAAAAAAGCCCAGATTTCTCTGGGCTCTTTTTTAGCTGTGAGTTGATTAGATAATCAGATACAGGTTGATGTAATTCATAGGATAAACGACCGAGATATTCAGATTGATAATCACGCTATCCTTGTTGTTAGGATCTTGAGCAAGGCTCGCAATCTTGTAACCCAGAAGCGGTGCGCCAATCTTCGGCAGTTTTTGACCCATGTACAGCTGAGAAGCCGAGATGATCGTTTGACGAAGAGTGTTCAGGCTATCCGGCGTAATGTTCCACTTGCCGATAAAGCTACCAAGAACGTCATGGTATGCATACGACAACCAATCCCAGTTCTTCACAACTAGTAGTTCACGATACTCAAGTACCGACATATCAGTAGTAAGTTCATGGCGAACGAAAGGAATAGAACCTTGCGTTTCTTGAACAAACAAGAACGTACCAGCAGCAGCCATCGTGTTCATTTGAGCACGCGTGAAGTAGAAGTTACTAAACTTCAGATCCGCAATACCGGCCACACCAACGTTAGTAAAGCCTTGTTGTACCGGGAATCCAGCAACCATACCGCCAAGTGCAGCGCACAGGTAGTAGCCAGGCAGATACTTAACCACGCCATTCACAGTAATACCAACGGTATCCGGTTGAACGTGAGTAATACGCTTGTCGGTGAACGTCGTGCTAGCACCAGCCACAGCAGCAGCTTTTTGAGCCTTCGTCAACGTACGAGCAACGTAGTAGCTAACAGCAGTAGCAGTACCAGTAGCAGATACAACAACTTGCTGATTGCTCAGCACTTGCTGAACTTGCAGCGAACCAACTTGCGTCGGGTTACCAGTAGCAGCCGTAACAACAACCGAGTCACCTGGAACAACGCCATCCGACATGAACGTAGCATTCGATGCAGTCAGCACGTAGTTACCATTAATAACAGTAATCGTGTTGTTGCCACCGTTTGCGTTCACGAAACCTGACGAGTAAGGACCGATGTTCTGAGTCGTCGGGATTGCAGTATTAACCAGGGCTACACGCCATCCAGCCATTTGCGGAGTCGACAGTTGGTCAACGTGAGCTTGGAATGCAGACAGAATGTCAGTTTCTTGCGTCAGCGGCACAAGTGCGTACAGACGATGACCTTCGGCCAGTTCCAACGCAGTTTCATAACCAATCAGATCATTGCTCGGCACGGCGATAACGTTGATTTGCGTCGTCGTGTTAGCCATACAAATAACCGAAGCCAGACCCAGTGGATTCATATCAGAAGTATCACCAAGGATACCTGTGATGTCACCAGTCGTCGTCAGAACTTGGATAGTACCTGACAGATCCGTACGAAGAGCACGATATGCGAAGTGAACTTCACCACTCACAACACGACCGTAGATGATGAACGGATTAGGTTCAATCGAAATCTGGCCAGTCGTAGGCGCATTCGAAGCATCATAGTTAGAAGTGCTCGTGCTAGGATTCGTTTGCGGAAGAAGCTGATTATTGTAAACCTTGCGAGTCTTAACCGTGAACAGAGCCTTTTTAATTACAACAGCCCCAGCGTTTACGGCAGTGCCGACAGCAGGAGAAATCGTCAGGGTGTTCGTTGATACAGCGCTCACTGTAGCTACGAGGTCAGCATTGTTTGCACCAGCGCCACGAATAAGGATCGTGTCACCGACGATAATGCCAGTTGCAGAAGCAACGGTAACCGAAGTAGCACCTTGAGTCAGCGTACCTGGAACAGTCGTTTGAACACTCAGATCAGCCGGAAGCACGTCAGTCGTGTTCAGCGTAATGAGAGTTGAAGTCGGGTTCACAACTGCAGTAACAGTCGTATTAAACGTTTTTGCTACAGAAGCAGTATTCGTGTAGTCGATTTCGATTGCATCGCCTGGTTCAACCAGAAGAGTCGAAGTCGTTTGGTTAACGTTTGAAACTGTTGCTTTCGTGATAGCACCTGACGTAACAGCCGTACCAGCTTGAGCCGAAATCGTGAACGTCGTTCCCGAGATGTTCGAGATCGTAGCTGTCAGTGCAGCACCGCTAGCGCCTGCGCCAGCAATGGCGATGACATCGCCGATAACGAAACGCGTAGCATTGGTAACAGCCGTAACTGAAGCCGAGCCAACCGTAGTCGTACCCGTACCTACAGGAGCTGAAATATCCAGTTCGTTAGAACCAGAATAACCCAGGAAGCCGCTAACCAGCGTTTCGATTTTTGCGTTGTTCAGGTAGACTTGTACAGAAGTCGGATCCACAACTTGGCCTGGCAGTGAACCAGGAATACCAAAGGCGTTAACTACACCGGAGTTGCTGATAACAGCAGTTTTCGTAACAGTAACATTGCTTACAGTAGTGCCTGCAGCAGTGTCTGTCGTAGCTGTGAAGCCAGACACAGAAAGGACAGTTGCGCTAAGAGTACTACCTGTCGTGGAAGCCCCTGGGATAAGTAGAACGTCGCCAATAGCGAAAGGAACCGGAGTGGTAAAAGTAACCACTGCAGAACCAAGCGTCATGCTACCAATTGCATTCAATGCAGGGACGGCTGCAGTTTGAATAAGGGATGCCGTCGAACCAGCGACGTAGCTAACTACGTTATAAGCAGGTCCAATAAGGCATACTTCCAGATCAGGCGTAACGTTAGCAACACCGCCGGAACTTTGGAGTTGTTGATAAACGAGTACTGATGGAATTACATATGACATATTTGTTTCCTAAAAGGATTTTGTTACCTGCAGCCACATGGCTACAGGCGAGAATCTTGACACATTATGCTGGTATTTTAGCTTAAATTAACGCCGTCGGCTTGCATGTTAATAACGAAGCTCTTGATCTTGATACTGTCATTCTTAACCTGCCATTCCTCTTCTTTCATGTAGGGTACAGAAATAGAAACCCTGAATTTACCGTTGGTTTCAGATCCGTCATATTCACATGAACTTACCGATAGAGGAGAAGCGAAGTCTTTAAAGCCTTGTGTTTCGCATAGATACGGACGTGACCAAAGCAAAAAGTGTTGAACCATGTCCGTCAAAATTTCACAGCTGCCTTGCTGGGCCGCTTCTATGATTATAGACGCCTGGCCTGAGTAGATAACGAAGTTTTTGATATCTTTCAAACCAAATGTTTCAGACATTGTTTTGCCAGACGACATATTGTCCGTAAGTGAAAACTTATTTACTGAGTAAGAGCCTCTATCAACGAGAATCCGAGGACGCTCATTGAAAGGAATCTTGTGCATATTATTAGAATAGTCCAGCTCTACCGAGCGTTTCTTTTCGTCTGGATCCCAGTGGAAATGACTAGGATCTGTATAAGTACTAAAAAAATAACGAAGAGGACCGAGGATTAAAGAGCTTAGATCTACGGGACTAAAAAATTGGCTCATGCTGGGTAAGGCTCCAAATATTGCGTTGGGAAGTCTGGTAGGTTACGGGTTACAAGTTGGTATTCGACGTCCCCACGGCTTAATTGTATAAGTGTCAGCATTTGCCTTACCACGTTACCTTGGAGTTCAGTTGTTTTTATGTTAGAGACTTCGTAAATATCCCAGCTTCCCGTTCTGACTAATACATCTCCTAAGCGTACATCAGGCATCGATATGGTCCATGCTCCGATTGTATTTTCTTCGTCGTGGCCGATATAGTTCTTAACCTCTTGATTCGGCGTAGGATCGTACTGTAGATATAGCCGTACGGGATCAAAAAATCCACCTTGAAAACTCGTACCTAGGCATACACTGCAGTGATCGTCAGTTACCTGTTCAGTAGTAGGATTCCAGCAGCGAGTGCAACGCATTCCATAAGTCTTTTTGCGGAATAGGTAAGAGCTGATACCTGCAAAACGACTAAGGAGCCAGTATTCCCTGCGTTGGATTTCGATAGCCCGCAAAGTGACCCAATCTCGCTGATATGTGTTCCATGTGACAGGATCAGATCTGAGAGCAACATTATTTTTATCCTGAAGGATAGCTTCTACAACGTAATATCCACGATTATATTTACTGTACTCAGATGTTGTGGTATCAGCAAACGTTGTTCCAGTCAGAGGTGTAGAGTTAAGTTTTACGAAACCCGTATCCTGGACAGGAGAGAAATAAACGTCGAATATGCAATTGCCAAAGGAAGCCGGTACCGACCACTCCACGGTCACCTGTTTAAACCATTGGGGGTACACCTTGACATGGATAGCCGAAGCTCTCCTAGCCGTTTCTAGGGGCAATTGGCGGGTCTGAATGAGGAACCCCGGGGTGACTGAGAAGTTGAATGCCATATTTAAGGAGTGTCGTTCTTAAAGTACTCGGCTACTTTACGAGGAGTTGTAAGTTTGTGATGATCGCCAGGTTTGATTTTTCCAAATCTGCTTCCTATAGCCGCTACCAATCTCTGCGCAGCGATAGTAGTTGCAGCTTTGGTTTGACGGTTTTTTGGAAAAAATGCGTGATCGGGCTTCATGCTTGAATCGAAGTGCTTGTGAGTCAGGTCCATAACGATTCCTAATGCACTGTCATCAGAAAGTTCGGCTATTTTTTCAAGATACTTATTCATGGTGTTATTTTAAAAGCAAAAGCCTCCCGAAGGAGGCCTCGTTATGAAGTCGTTAGACTTTACCAAATTGGCATAATAGCCAGATCCGAGGATACGTGACCCCAACCAGATTCCATGTTCAGATTAATCTTCAGCTTCGTAGCCGCTTCCATAAACTGTTGCTGAAAGTTAGCCGCCAGGCTTTGATACAACTGGGTACGTTCTTCAATAGGGATCTGGAGACCTCCATCACTATACTCCATAGTGTTTCTAGCTAGCAAGAGAGCCTTACCATTATACGCGTGCCAAAGTGTACCCCACAGAAGTACAGCCTTTGAAGGGAAATTTTGCACGCCCATATTACCCATAGGCGGAATAGAGTTAAACGAATCAGCTGCAAAGGTCATGCATAATTCTATGAAGGTATCCGTCATTTCCTCACCTTCAATAAGGTAATTGTTGTCAGCATAGTCTGACGTATATTCTCTCACTTCTTGAGCGGTGAGAACTTGAGGCATGGATACCGACATTTAATTACTCCGCAGCGTCTGCTGCCTTATCTGCCGCCTTGCGGCCCTTCTTTGCTACGCCATTTGCTTCTTCTGCAGTCTTACCGATTGCTACCGAAACTGCTTCGCCTGACTTTTCTACTTCTGCGTTACGGCCAATTGATTCCGTACGTGAAGTGCTCTCTTTCGGAGCGTCAGTTGACTCTTTTAATTCATCGGCAGTCATACCGCGATACGAGTCCACTTCGATAATCGGAGTCGGGGCTTTAGGCAACGAGCTTACGTCCGGTTCCGACGAATGGACTTCAGCCCATTCCTTGTTAACTGCGTCGATCACATCTGGATGTTCCAGATCCGATTCCATGATTTTGGCGTAGCCGCCAACCTTGATTGAAATATAACCCGCTTTCAGAACCAGACCGGTAGCCAGTTTGTTAACGAGGTAAAAATTCTTGAATACGACTTTTGACATTTGTCATTCCTTTCTTAAGAGTTTGTAGTTTATTGCTTATTGTACATTTTGTCAATTCTGGCCAGAATCTTATTGTTCTGATATTGCATGTATTTATGCAAGCCTAGAAGACCTCCAGTCAAAGCAACACCTCCACCAACACCAAGTTTTACACGATTCTGAAATGTCCTGCCATTGCTGACCTTTGCCTTACGCGAGGCGCGGGTAGCCGTTAGACCTGTGACTTTAGCTTCATTAAGCACACGTGCCTTCGTAGCCCATTCTTTGGACGTTTTGCCATGTACCGAATCTAGCATGTTAATAGTCTTGGATAGGTATCTATTAAATTTACCTGCCATGTTGGTTTCCTGTAATTTACAGACGTATTTTAACAGAGAAGACGAACCAATGAAATTGGTATAAGAAGTATAGAAACACCCGTAGTCTATAACTCTTCCAGGAGAGACCATGAAGATTAGCGAGATGACAAACTTTGTAAGCAGAGCGCCTTGGCCTATGGTCGTGTCCATAGACAGGTGGGGGGAGAAAGATCCAGAGATAAAGAGGAAGATAGTAGCGGTAGATCGTGCGTTGAGTATGAACTACGGGGATAAAGTTGTAAAGGCATTGTTAGAAGAGTTGTTTGACTATGTAGAAAAACGGTATCTGGTAAATAGAAAACAGATGGAATCTAAAGTAGTTATGTTCCTGGCTGACAATAGGAAGAAATCAGCGTGAGAGACCCGTCCCGGCTAGTACAGCGGGATTGCCTTTTACAAGTAAATAAGGAGAGTATTATGACTGACGAGAAAAGTGGGGATCACAGCGTTTTGATGGGTATTCTCGGAATCATATTGCTAGTTGCTTTATTCGGCAGGAAAGAAGAGAAAAAAGATGAAGACAATAAATCCTCGACACCTAAATAAAGGAGGAGGTATGCTGACGCAAGAAGATATGAGAGATATTCGTCAGACGGTTGCCGAAGAAAATACAAAGGCTTTCGCCGCAGGACTCATTTCAGGAACACTCTTACTTTGCATAAGTATTATTACCCTTGCGTACTTGGACTCCAGAAATACAAGAGCCATAATTACACGACTCTAGTAAGCAAGGTAAAGTCCCGCTAGTACAGTGGGCTTTTTTTAGCTTCCAGAAATGAGAAAAGCCAGGCATTTAACCTGGCTCGTCTTAGATAGGACCACCTCCTCTCGAAGGCTTCCAAACACTGGGTTTAGAAGTTTAGAACAACTGCACCGTTCACGTTACCGATACCTGCGCCTACAGCTTCGTATGCGTGGAATTCGATAATGTCTGCTTCAGTCTTCAGGAAGACCGTAGGAGCTTGCAACTCATAGAACTGACCTAGGTAGTTCTGCGGAGCAAACACAAGTGCTTGGTTCGTCGGGAGGATGTTAGCCTTGTTCGTCGTGATGATCTTGTAACCGAAGAACGTATCGAGCGTACCTTCACCACGGAACAGATCCGAAGCGGCAGGCGAACCCACGTCAGTTGCGGCAAAAGTCAGCAGATCAGCATACATCGATTGCGTCATAAGGATACAACCAACCGGCAGCTTATTCAGAAGCATGAACTTAATACCAGCCATCAGGTTAGCTTTCGTGAAGCCGCCACCGATGGTGTGAACATTGCTGTTCGCCGTAGCGATTGACAGAATGTTGTTGTAAAAGTTTACGTCTTCTTGCTCTTGGATATCCTTAACGCTGTTTTCCTGCAGGATCGTGCGAATGTCGGTACGATACGTAGCGAGTTCGAACTTGCTCTTGCGGAAATCTTGCGACATGATCTTTTGGAAAGTCACCGGATAACGTGAAGTTTTCCAGTAACGAATTTCCGGACGGCCCAGGAATGGAGCAGTAGCTGCAACCGAATCCGGTTCTTTTTCAACGATAACCGTCGGCTCTTCCGTCAGTTGGCGATCCAGCTCTGAAGCTGTGATTTGAACCGGGGTAAGAATCTTACGGGTAAAGCCGTCTTCACGAAGCTTCTGACGTACGAAAGCTGACATAGCAGCTGAAGCTTCTTTAGTGTGACCTTGGTCAATCTTGTCGAGGAAAGATTGATTCAGGAATTGTACGTTTACGGTTTCTGTCGAATATGCGCTCATTTTAATTATCCCTATTACGCTACTTTGATTGTAAGGTGAGCGGTTTCCGTCGTAGCGCCAGCCACAACGTCAAGTACGAAACCAATAACCGGGTCAGTAGTACCGTTAGCAAGTGCCAGTTGACCACTCTTCACCGTCAGCGGCGAGCCAGGAGCATAAGCACCAGCTGCATAGTTCGAAATCTTAGCCAGGAAGTTACCCCAAAGAACAACTGCCTTACCTGCGTATGCTGCCGAACCACTATCACCATTACCGACGATTACCAGGCCTACATTGTTTGACGCCGACGCACCGGTTTTATTAACAGTGTTATCGCTCTGTTTGGTAATCCAGTCACCATTTTGCAGAGTAGCAGCAGCTGTAATCGGTTCGACGCGCTCTAGAGAACCATCGTACGGCCAGCCACGGATGATTTCTGCGTTACGTTCCATTAACATATTTGTTTCCTTGTATATGTTTCTTTTTTAAATAAGCCAAGTAAAATCATTGTTTAACTCGGCTCTAAATTTGTTCACAACATTCCTATTTTAATGCGTGATAAATGCAGTGTGGGAAAAAGGCTATTTTTCTTAATTCTTTTCGCTGCGGTGTTTCAGATGAGAATATAGTTTACCAGCGTAATATCCACCAGCCGCTTCTCCCGCCAAACCACCTGCTATTACCCCAGCAGGACCAGCGACACGTCCACCTGCAGCCATTGCAAGTAATCCTGTTGCCGTTCCAGCAACTCCACCTGCAAGGGTTCCCCCAAGTTTATCGCCTTTTTTAGAACCGGCGTAACCAGATATCATTCCAAGAATGGCGATTTTTTCAAGATATCTATTTGACATTTTAATAATAACCTTGTGAATCATCCTTCTTGCTAAGAGCAGCAGCACCAATACCTGCAACAGCCACACCAGCACCTACTTTACCGACCGTAGAACGAGCGCGGCGAGTAGCGAGTTCAGTACTATCAATACTTCCTTGCATACCAGCAGCGTGAGCCTTAAGCTTTTCAGATCGGGATGCATTGTGATCGGCAATGGTTTGCATACGTGGTGTAGCGTGAACCTTGTTCTGGAAGTCCTTGGTATAGGCATAACCAGCTTGGTTCGAAGTAGGTTTCATAGCAGCTTGAGTACCGAAAGTTTTAGCTTTGCCCTCTGCACGTCCTGCAAGATTCATAGCACGGCTTTGCTGCGACTGAAGACCCCGCAGTTCTGTACCACTAGCCGTGCGAAGTACCCCCGGAACCTGCTTTGCAACACCCACTGCCTTCGATGCGATATCGGCAAGGCTTGCGATTTTTTCAATGTATTTGTTTGTCATGTTTAACTTAGCATGAATTCAAGAAGGGGATCAGTCTTAGGACGTGCTACACCTACGCCATTGCCCATACCCCAGGGTTCTTCGATAGCCGATGCAACCTTCATCAGAAGCTCGGGTGAAACGCTTTGTAGTTCAGCGAGATCTTCTTGGGTAAACTGAGCAGCAGAAGCAATTTTGTTAAGCTGTTCAGGCATATGAGCCACAGCTTCGATGTGATCGAGTTCTGACTGATGTACCGAAGCTTGTTTTTCGATATCGCCCTTAAGGCCAGCGATTTGTGTCTCAAGAGCTTCGATATATTCAGCAGCCTTCTGCAGGAGTTCTACAGTAGGGTTCGATTCATCTGGAAGTGCAAAGCTCGTAAGTTCTGAAATATTAAGGTTAGCAGCCTTGACCAATTTCACAGCGTCTTCGTGGTCGATGCCTTTCATGGCCAAAGCTGAAGCGGCTTCTTTTTCCATGATGTGCTGAGCTACTTGATATCGTGCGTCTTTATCGCTATAGCCAGCTTGTTTAAGATGTTCTACAGCAACTGCTTCCGGGGTCGAAAGACGAACGTCTTCCGCGTGTTGCATAAGAATTGAGGATAGTTTAGTCATTTTCGTCTTCACTGTGGACTCTGCTGAATCCAGCATTTTCGAGTCGTCTATTGTAATCTTTGGTGTTAGCGATACGGGCACCGAGGCCTAGTCCAAGCACTGCACCGAGAAACTTATTCTTGAAAAGCCGTGACTTTCCAATATTTGTCAGTCTTGATGCATGGGTTGCAATGGACGGATCCAAATGCGCATTTGCAGCGGTACTAGCCAAATACGGAAGCATAGTTGCCTTCGTATAAAAATGGCCTGCCGTTCCGCCTAGCGTAGCTCCACCTAGAGCCCACGCTGCAGTTTGAACCGGATGGATACCTTCCGCATTTTCAAGTTTTGCAAACTCTTCACGATTCAAATGGAGCTTATCGACACCATACCAACTCTTATCATCGGGATGCGGAGCCATCGAATACGACTCAGCTACCTTTTCAAGATACTTGTTTTTCGACATGTTTGTTGATCGCTTTATTTAGTTTAACACCGGCGAAATCAGCAGCCAAACTTGTAGCGCCAGTCAATGCCAAAAGTTTTGCATTATGCATATGTCCTGCACCTTCCCCTATAATTTTGGGAGAGAGTTTTTGCACTCCAAAACCTGTACCTGCACCGATACCTCCGATTATTCCAGTATCAATAGCGTCGTGTTTCCAATTAGATTCCTGTTCTTGAGCAGCTTTATGTAATGCTGCGCTAAGAAGAGTTTTATCCCCGCGAACTAATTTTGAACCTGGTGAAACAACTTTAGATGGTTTCGCAACTTTGCCAAGTCTTGCGCCGACTCCCCTGGATGCCAAATTCGGAAAAGCCATTCCTGCAATTTTTTCCAAATATTTATTCAATTATTTTCTCCAAGAAAAAAAGCCCCGCCCGTAATGTTGTACAGAGCGGGGCCTTAATTTAAGTCAGACTACGGATTAATAGCCGTACAGTTGAGTCGATTTAGCGTTAACCATTTCGATTGCGCTGTCGAAGTCAACGCCGTTAGCGATGAGCATGTCAAGAGCAGCCTTCTTTTCACGGCCAACAGCATATGCACCAGCGGCTGCACCGGCAGCAGCGCCACCAGCACCTAGTTGGACAGCCTTGTTGTTAGCCAGAGCCTTGAACGAGCCTTGGGTAGCTTGAGCCTTAACGCGGTTAGCGTCAAACGCTACGCCATTAGCAGTCTTCTTTGCAGCTTGTGCAGTACGACCTGCAGCAACGCTTACCTTGCGGCCAGCACGAGCAGCCATACCGGCAACCGAAGCGATCTTTGTCAGTTCAACAGCTGATTCGAAGTCATAGCCTTGTTCGATGAAAGCGTCGAAAGCGGCTTGCTTGACTTGCGTTTCTTCTTCTTGTTCGAGTTCGAACGCAGCTTCTTTAACCAGGTTCACAGCGGCGTCGAAGTCGAAGCCTTGGCTAACGAGTTCAGAAACAGCTGCTGCCTTTTCTTGCTGGTCAGCATCGACCCAACCCGTAACACCACCTTGGTTAGGAGTCTGAGCAGCAACTTGTGCGCCTTCTTCCTTAGCAACGCCAGCAGCGGGGTTTTGATCAACCGGAGCAGCACCATGAGCCATAGCGTCTGAAACGATTGAATCGAAAATTTGGTTGATAGTACCACCATTACCACGACCATCCGTACCCGGTTGGTTTTGGATAATGCTATCTTGTTCTGCTACTTGAGCAGCCAGGTCTACCTGGGTCTTGTTCGGAACACCACTGGCAATGCCATTCATGGTGTTTTGGTCACCGACTGAAGCCAGCTTCTCAAGAAGAGCTTCGGCCAGAGCCTTACCTGCGTCAGCAGCTTGTTTGTTCATAGTATCCTCTGTATTAACTTGATCAAGTTTAATGGATGCAACTTTTTGCATTACTTCTTTAGCCAAGGCGGCACCTTTTGCAGCTGCTTCCTTAGTTTGTTCGTCGTCTTTCTTCTTGTCGTCTTTTTGTTCGACGGCATTTTCTTTCTTAGCAGCTTGGTCGGCTTTGCAAGCAGTATCTAGTTCTTCATCCGCTTTACAAACTGCCGTCTCGGCTTTTTCTTCATCTTTCTTTTCATCCTTCTCTGACTTTTCGCTGGCGGACTTAGTAAGACCGGCGCTTTTTTCAAGATCCTGGATGAGATCATCAAGACTTAGATTCATCATGACTAATATCCCTTTTTGAACGAGGCCACTGGATTGTAGCCTTTTGAAAATCTTCAGTCAATCTATTTATTCTGAATCAACTTTAGCATTGCCGACTTGGCTAATTTGTAAGTCAATTTGTAGTCAGAAGCAGATTTAACTAAAGGTATTTTAACACCATCTGAAAGCTTGTTCAATTCCTGCTCTTTCATTTTCTTCTCAATTACTTGAGTAATGAACCACTTTGCAGCGAGAGCAGCACCGCCGATTGCTACGATGGCATTGAACACACGCAAGAGTTCAGACTTTTGTGGAGCGTTAGCCAGATTCTGTTCTCTGAACCTTTCATAAACCGTCGGTTCGATATGAGGACCATTTCCGCTGTACCCTACGTTTGTACCTTGCATATATCCATACATCGATGCTTGCTTATTCATAGCTACACGGCTTTCTACATAATCCGGCAGATACGAAGAATCTTCCATGTGTGGAAGAAGCGCATGCACAATTCCTATATTAGGTTCTGTAATTTCACCGAAGTCACGATCAAAGTCCATCAGTGCAGAAGTACCTGATTTATTCACATAAGCAGCAGCCATAGGGCCGATGCCCTTAGCTTCGTCACCGAGGATCTTGCGACCAATCAGTTCTGCCAGAAAACCCAATGAAGGGCTAATACCAAGATGACCCAAGGTGCTAAGAACTTCATTAAGCTTATAGTTTCTAAGAACGTCGATAACGTCACCTTTCGGATCAGAAACTCGTGATACAAGATTATCAAAACTAGGATCAGCAGATACAACATCACCATCGACCTCTTTTAGTAATTCTGATAGCTTCTTTAACGACGCGGCTTTGTGCATCGTAATTTCAGATAGGCCAGCCATCATGGCTTCATCTACAGAACCAACAACTTCAGCTGTTGATGCAACTTTCTGTAGAACAGAACTCGTTACGTCGGCAGGGCGGAATACGATAGAGATATCGAAGAATCTAAGCGGAGCCAGATTCAACGCCATAACCTTGCGGCCATCTGGATAAATTCTGCCAAGCTGTTCGCTCAAGTGTTCACAATACTCTTCACGAGTCTTAGCCTTGTTACTGCAAATACTGCAAACGTCGAATGGAGTACGGCAAGCCATAGAAGTCTTAGGCCAATCACCGCTTTCGATCTTGTCGACGATGTCAGGGGCCTTGTCATTCCACAGTTCGGCAATAAGCTCAACACGATGCATTCTATCGTTATAAACGGAATAGATAACACGCCCGATAGCAATTTCAGGGTTCTTGTTTACGTGGTTGCGGAAGATATGGGCGGGTGAAGTCTCAAAGGTATTGTGATAATCAATGAGATTCGATTCAGGGAAATAGTCTGCGTTACGGTTGGCACCATAGAATTCACCCGCGCCCATAGCGAGGATGTGCAGATATGTCTTTCCATGAATAGGAGTGATTTTGGATGCGAATTGTTGAATACGAGAATCCGCAGCCTGTTTGATGAGACTGCCTGTAAGGTCTCTGTTGTCAAGAATCGTAACCTGGGGTTCGTCTTGGTAAAAAGAAGAGGTATCGATCAGTTTTGTTAGCATATTTATATTTTACAGGCAGTTACTACTTAAATACGAATGTATTTGTTTTGGGTACCAGCAGCTTTCTCTTGTTCGGGCAACTTAACGTGAACATTAACGCTCTGTCGTTTCTTCAAAGCCTCTGCGATATCTTTCAATTGATCTAAAGATTTACTTTCCACATCCGCCATGTGATTTCCTCGATGTTTGCTCTCTATACCATTGGCTAGATTCGCAACACCTAGCCCAAGACCGGTAGCAGACATACCTAGACCAATCTTGGAGGTTGTTGAACTTCTCTTCCAGCCTTTAGCGAAGCTCTTTCCGAACTCACTTAGACTGGCAATTTTCTCTAGGTACTTATTCATGGTTAAACAAACGCTTTAGGATTAACCGAACCGTTGTCACGATAGCGGCCTTCAAGATCCGTAAGACTCTTAATAGTCATCAGATCGATACCGTCACCTTGAACTGCGTTCGTAAGGATCGATTGTAGCAGATTCGGATCCACTGCAACCAGCGGAGCAAATCTGTAAATCGTATCGGCATACTTTTCAACCTTAGCAGGGTTCTGATCACGAAGGAATGATGACGAAGCAATAGCATGTTGCAAGGACTTAAGGAAGCGTTGGTATCTAAATTGGTCAGTTACGAAACGGTAACCAATCATCGCACCACCAACTGCACCATGAGAAACAATACCGCCAATACCCTTACCAAGTTGGCCAGCGATATTGTCCGTAAATTCACGGCTGATGTCTTGCTCTGAACGTGGGTTAGCCGCTTCTTTTTCCAGAAGTGCTTCTTTTTCCATCAAAACATGAGTGATGAAGCCTGCTACGAATTGGTCGGCGAGATCTTCATTGCCAGCGAATTTTTCAAGACCTAGCTCTTTAACTTTTTCTAACATTTGAATTGTCCTTTGTTTACTTTAATTAATCACGTTGAAGAGCTGACCATACGTCATTGCTTCTTCCGGTATGTGAATCTGTACCTGGGTCATACAGAGCCGCGTCCATAACTGGGTTAGCTGCTTTCCATACGCCCTTTAGAGCAGAACCTGAAGTCTTGCCAACAGCTTTGGTAACTGCAACCGCCTGTGACTTTTCGCCAGCGCCAATAATAGCTTGGGTATTCGTTTTAACACTTTTGATTGCTGCATTTCCGACGGCTTTACCCGCTTCAATAGGAGTCTTTGCAACTCTACCAGCTACGTAACCCGCTGCATAGCCAGGAGCACCAATAGTTTTGTTAACTACGTTTTTTGCACCGGCACTAACATTATTCATCGTGTTAACGAATGAATTGGTTTTGATGCCTTGAGTCGTTTCTGCAGCTTGCTTTTGAAGACTCGATCTTTCACGTTGTTCACGAACAAGTTCACGAGCTTGCTTATATAGATTCGAGAAATTAGTAACGTCCTTCAGTTGGGCTTCTTTGAAAAGACCAACACCTGCGAGGTCACGATACTTCTGAACTGAGCCTGAAACAAGGACCGACAATTCTTTGAATTCCTGTTCACTAGTTACACAAGCCAGCTTATCCATCCACTTCTCATCTTTGCCAATAGCCTTAGCCGTCTTGACAAGAGTATCAACAACAGTAATGCTTTCGATTTGTAGACGTTCAAGTGATTCCTTATTAGCGGAAGCTTCTTTTACGAAGTAAGTAATCTTTTCACCGAATTCCAGTTCACGCATTTGATATGCAGAAGCTGTCTTTTCGATGTTTTTATTTTCGACGCTAATAGTTGCTGCCACTTTTTCCTGGAAGTTATCAGGAAGCGTAGCCGAAGCCATGACTTCAGCGTACTTTGCAAGCGGGAACTCTACCGTACGGTCTTCGCTCAACTGCAGTACTTTCAGATAAGCGATGTTGTTTGTTGATTCAACAGCACGTTTAACCTGTTCTTCATTCAGTTCATAAGCTGCCGCTTGTTTAGCCAAGCCGACGCTTAGTGGAACTTTGTTATTCAAGAAGTCTTCGACCGCGCTGATCGAGATATCTCGGAGTTGTTCAGGGCTGATATTTGCCATGTTTTTATCCTTTACGACCTTTACTGGTCTTCACTATTTTAGTCTTGAGACTCATGAAAGGCTTACTCTTCGGAACCTTAAGGGGCTTCTGACCAGCCCGTACCTGGAGCTGGCCTCCTTTCTTTCTAGCAGCTATTTTTTCTAGGTATTTATTCATTTTCTTCAGATGGCGGTTCTGATTCTCTATCGTCTAAGTCTTGACCTAGATCACGTGCTGGTAGGTCTGTAAGCTCTTTGATATCGAAGTTGTCCAAGCTATCGAAGCCCTGGAAGTCAGGTACAACTTCGCGGATTGCGATCTCTAGATCCTTCTTAGCAGCGCCTGCGTCCGTTGTCCATACCTTCAACAGTCGAGCTATGTCCATGCTTAATTTGACCCATTTTGTAGCTTCCTTAGATGCTTCTGCAACGTTTCCGCTGAACATAGCTTCACGGGATTTATAAAGACAAGTAGTGAAAAGATCAACAAGTCCATCGACAGGAGATACTTGAACGGCTTTTCCCATTCTCCAAGCAATAAACTCCAGGCCTTGCGATAGAGCCCAGAGTTTCAGATTAGCTTCATTTTTATCACGAACGTCGAGAAGCTCCATTTTTGTAAGCTTATCGCATTCAGTGACGTCATAGAAGATAGCAGAATACATCCGGATTACTTCCACTGGAAGCTCTAGGATGTGGGAGATAGCTTCGAAATCGTTGGTACATAGAAGACTAGCTTCTACGTATCCTTTTTTTAATTTCGATTCTTTAATAGGACACGCCTGTAAATAGGCGTCACGCTCAGGCCCTTCAACCCCCGAGAGAATTATATCTACAAGGGGGTCTACGTTTCTGACGTTGTTACGAATATGAAGCTCTCGTTGATTTGGTCTCATTGCTCATGGTTACTCTTTGACGGCCATTTGTTTGCCCGGTGCCTCAGTGTCGATAGAGTCCGCAGTAGCAGCATATTCCTTGAGCTTGATGTAGTTATCACCTAGCAGACGATATACAGTCTTCAGACCTGCAAGGAATGCATAAACCTGATCTGCGTCGTTTGCTTCTGCAAGACGACTAACGTGAACACGAGCCATGAACAGAGTACGGCCCAGCTTGTCAATGGCTTGTTCGATTTCCGGAAGGTATTCTTCGATCAACTCGAACATGTCAGGAGCTTGAAGCAGTTCCGAAATAATGGTTGCTTCCGTTACCTGAGCGTCGTTAGTAGCAAGTGCATTCTGAACGTTAGGAATAAACTGACCGTTAGGCTGATAAGCCCCGTTCATCGTAACTTCATCAGGATCAATACCAGTTTGGTCTTCGTCGCCATACTGAGGCATGTTACCGTCGTCTTGGGCATTCGTAAATCCAGCACGTTTAGTCATGTAAACCTTAACGAACTTGATTTCTTTAGCCTGCTTGACAAAGCTCGATGCCACTTCAGGATCGATTCCTTCATCAACAACCAGACGTTTCATAACATTGGCTTCAGCGCCAGCAGTCTTGCCGTTAATAGCGAATTCAACACCATCGTAACCGATGTTCATTTCATCGCCGAGCCATTGAATGTCATGGATATGACGCTTACGACTTGCAGCATTAACGTTGACTTCCAGTTCGGAACTCAGATTCTTCTTAAGCTTGATAACGATTGAGTTGAAAGGAATATAGATTTCCTTACGCTCGTACGTGCCACAAACATTGATATTGCCTGGAACATTACGATACCCGAATAGAGTCAATGCCCCATATCCAGAATCATATGATGAACCCTTTACTTCTACACCGTAGCTGCTCAGAGATACTCGGCTTACCGAAATCGGACCAAGGAATTCACCTGAATTTAGCACGATGACAATTGTATCACCGCTCTCAACGTCTTTCAACATAAGGGGCGGATTGTAATCAAACATTGTTTTAAGAACAGTTCTACGATCAAGAGTTTCACCTACTGCGATAAAACCTTCGTCCAGAGCATAATCACCAGTTGTAAACAATGCCAGAGTCGAACGGGGTGCGTCGTAATCCCCACTCACACCTCTTGGGCGAGAGCCCAGAGTATACATTTTAGGAATGTATGCTTCACGAGACGTACCATTAGAAAGCATAATTTCAAAATCTCTATCTCCATCAAGATTTGTAACGTTACGGAACGTACCTGAAGTATTGAAATTTTGCACTGCAACGGCAACACGCGCATAAGGCTGTTCGCCCGATACGTGATAACCGTCGTTCAGGATTGAGGAGATCTGATCTTGGGTCATTGCCGGATTTGCATCCGTAACAACTGAAATAGGTACAGCATTAGTAACAGCGGCCAAGCTTTGCGGACGGTTTTTAAGTACGTCGAAAATGGCCTTGAGTCCATACATTTCATCAAGGGAATCATATACCGATTTTTCGGCAGCGATTTTCTCCATTGTTGCTTGTTTAAGATAGTCAGGCAATGCGGCCATGAACTCAGTAAGACGACTTGAGCTGGCGTAAACATGCTTGCCTGTACGCGGCGGATTAATCATGTCCGCAACGCTAGGATTACCAACGACAGTCTTAGGAATGTCAGTAGGCTTACCTTGGTCCATTTGGCTCGACGAAGTGACGAGCATGACCGTTTTCTTTGTCAGCGGGAAAAACCGCTTTTCCGAGTCAAAGAAGATAGAGTCGATAGGGTATACGTTATCGTTCTTTGAAACGACAGGGATGAAGAAGATTTCAGTACCGACTCTCAGTACGAAAACGCCGACCTGAATGCCAGTGTCATCTTGGAGTTCTTCAGAAACGTCCTTAAACGTGATAATGTAATTTCCTAGCTCCGGAACGGTTTGAAGCAGTTTTGCAAGAGCGATGTCGGAGAAATCCATTTATAACAGTCCTTTGAAATTGAGCTTAATTATGCACGTATTTTAGCAGAATAAGCCATATTTAGTCTACGCTGATTTTAGCACCCAGGCGGATGCTGATTGTCGCCAGAAGCTATTGTAATAGCACCTGTACTTGTTGATCCCGGATTTGATACCACAACGCCACCTGATCCATTAGCCTTATTAAAGGCATCTCCATAATAAATACTGGCGACATAGGTAGATGTCAAACTCCCATTACCTCTATCTGTAGTAGCAAGTCCAATATACGCCTGAAATGTTGCTTCCATGCGACTATTATACGTGAACTGCCCGATACTGAATTGATTTCCTGATTGTTTCACCGCTTTATATTTGGATTCCAGAACAACCAGCCCTGCGAGGATCTGGTTTGAAACTGTAGCTGAGCCGTTGAACTTTACAGAAAGGCTTTCGCCTGGATTCACACACAGCACGGATACAAGATCAGGCCTTGCTGTTTCAATAAGGCACTTACCAGTTTTCTGAGATGCGCCTTTAACCTGGTTCCAACCCATCGTTTGAAGAAGACCCCATGCTCTGAGACCTTGATCAACATTGACAGATTGTTGGTTGATACCTCTACCGATAATAGTTTGAACTGCGCTAGAGTTCATATAGTCTCTAGCACCTGACGAATTGATAACACTCAAGGCTGGACCTTGAGCATTAACGTTGAAGTGACTTTCGTATTGGATTTGAGCCAATACCAGTTTAACGATATCGGTCTCTTTTCCCAGAGTGTTCGCAAAATATTGGCTAAGGAGTTGAGATATCGTAGTAGAGCAAATCTGCTTAATAGAGTTGTCTACTACTGGACCTGTAACTGCACCACTTGCCATTAGTACTGTCCTCCTTCACCTTCGCCAAATTCATTACCGATAATGTACGGGGTAATAGGCTCAGTGCTATGAAGATCTGATTCTGCACCAACTGCAGCGCTTTCACGAAGCGTATTCTTAAGACCAGAGAACGACAGTTTCGAAACCCAGTTATCATCAAGCAACTTAGCCGTCTTAAGACCAGGAACGATAGGGATTACTTTCAGTCCGGTCGATGCTACTGGAACCTTTGTGACACCACGTTCACGCAATTCCTGGATGTGGTTACCGTCAAGCAGCGTACCTGCTGTAAGCTCATGCACGCCTTTGGCCAGAAGCTTACCTTCTGCGTTTTCGAGAGGCACGTCACCATGTGTATCAGAGAAGTATTTACGAACCGTGTTTACATCAATCTTTTGACCGGGTAGGAAGCCAGTTTCACCTGGATCTACGACTTCAACGTGCTTGACCAGATTCTTTGCGATCATTTCGAAGTGACGAGGATCTAGATCTGAACCGTAAATACCACGAAGTTCATGACTCATATAAAGTCTTCCTGCCCCAAGGCCTTTAAGACCTACGAGTTTACGGGGATTAACAACGCCAGTAGAAAGCGAATCGCCTTTCAGAACCTTATCACCTACTGAAACTTTTAGGTTTTGGATGCGCGGAACGAAATGGGACTGTTCATTAACAAATACCTGATGGTCACCAAGAGGAGTTTGCTTGATTAAAGAGACAGTTCCGTTAATACCCGAAATAGTAGCTTCGTCCTTGAAGTTTTCAGCCGGATTGCGTAGAAGATTAGAAGCCTGTTCATACGAATTGCCTTTACGAGCGCCTACCGATGCTTTGTGCTTAGTTGCAAGCATAGACTGCGTAAGAACTTCTGACACAGATTGTGCTGCGATAACGCCGACGTTTTCGCCAATTTCAGCAGGTTTTCCATTCCCCATAAGACCGTAGCATTTCTTGCAAACGCCTTGATGAGCTTCGCAGGTAAGGACACTACGAACCTTTATGCTCTTGGCTCCAGAGGCAACCTTTTCTTTGTAGTAAGCTTCGTCGATAAGCGTGTTAGTGCCCGCTTCGTATCTACCGATAGCACCTTTTTTGTCAGATATCGGAAGAAGAATGCCATTGGTGGTTCCGCAATCATCAATAGTGATAACTTCGTGGAATACAGTTGGGGACAGCTCTTTAAATAGAGCGCCCGGTAGAGCCGTTGATAGTTGAGACAGAACCGTAGATCCACGTCCCATGTACGACATCGCTATCAGTTCAGCTGGAGTCATACCTTGGGCAAAAGAATGCTTAATAACGAACGGTACTAGTTCGCCCTTCAAGTTAATCGACATAAGAGGCGTTGAAGTACCAGTTGCAAGCTGAGTAGGATTACCACGAGCACCCGTCTTAGCCATCTTTGCTGCGGTAGAGCCTCGTGACATAAGGTGATCTATATTTTGTTTTTCAATCTTCCCATTGTACTCTCCAGTTAGGTTACCAAGAGCTTCGTTTTCTTCTTTTTTAGCCAGCTTCCTAGAGAAAATCTGATTAACCTTTGTCTGGAATTCATCGATGATTGCTTGGCGTTCGTCAGATTCGTTGATGTAGTCAGTTAAGGGCGTGGTTGCGCCAATCTCAGTAGCCTTGTTGAAGAACTTTTTACCGAGATCATTTATGGATTCGTGAGAATTAGGACCGCCATGTTTAAGCAGGACGTTGACCAGATCCGAAATACCTTTTTTATCTAAAGGGCGATACAGATCAAAATTGTCCCGCGCTTCCTGAGTTGGAAGTTCGGATTTGAGCTTGATAGCTCCAGGCGTTGTATATTGTTCAGTCATGTTTTCGGAGGTTAAAAATCACCTCCTATTTTAGCGACTTTAATGGTATAAGTACAGTACGGAAATAATATCCACCTCATTTTAGGGAGGCATCATGAACGGTGCATGGCGTATTGAAATGACCGAAGTTGAGCATGGCTGGGGTCCGAGACCGGATGGTTATTTGTACTCTTTAACCAAGGAAGCTGTTGAAGCAAGAGCAAAGCAGCTTACCGAAACTAAATGGAAGGGAGTAACCATTCTCGCTGGCCGTGCGGAGTTCATCCCCATCTCGGCAGAGCTTCACTTGGATCTGATGGAAACCGTGTGTATCAGTACGGCGGTCGGCAAGAAAAAGGGTGATTTGACAATCGTCGGTTAATCGCAGTAACACATAGGGGTGAGCTATGTATGCAGTATATCGGACTCAGATTGAAGAGTATCAACCGGGCTTTGGCTGGATCGATGACGGCTGTGTTTACAGCACGGATCAGATCAAGTTGAAGAACGAAGTCGAACGACGTCTTACTTCCTGCTACCACAACCAGGAACGTGTCCGTGCAGGCACGTCGCAGATCGTCGTGGTTCACGAAACGTTTTTGCGTGACCTGAAAACCACGCCGGTGCTTTCGACCATGAAGGGCTTTCACCCGGCTGATCTCGGGCTTCTCAAAGACTACAAGGAGAAGGTAAAGCATAAAAGCCTTCCGTCTGCACAGTTTCAGTATTTGAGAAACACTCGTATCTGAGGAAAGGGCTGTGAGACTAATAATCTCCAGCCCGTTTTTTTAAGTAAATCGAGGATCTGTTGGTATAACGTATGTAAAGCCCATTTACCTTTCTTTTACTTTTTTAGGTTAATGGAATTTCATTTCTGTAATTGGATTATAGTATGGCTTTTAGAAAACCTGCACCAACGCATAAAGATGCGCCTGAAATTGCTAAAGCCGTTCTTCCGGCTCCTGTAAATCCTCTAGCTGCAAATGTTAATCACTGGGTCCCCGTTCCTAAATTTCAAGCGGACTATGAAAAACTTTGCAATGATATGCATTCGGAGATCAATAAGACTTTTAAGGAATCTGGATTTTCATTTTACCTCAGACCTTTGTATAGATTTACAGATAATCCGTCTGGTGTCAGCTACGTAGAAACTATTACATTTTCCCTTGAAGTTTCTTATTATAGCTATGGAAAACAACAAACCATAGAATTCATGAGTTTGATTATCGATCATTTTAAGCTTGATACGCTTACGGCTAGAATGAGTCATGACAACAACAGAATTGAATTTATGTTCAAAGGGGTGAAAGTTGTAATTCACAATTTTGGTCCTGAATTCCGTGAAGTGGGATGCTATCCAGAAAACTATATCATTTCAATGCTCAACGGGTTTGAAGGCGAATTCCTTAAAGTGGTTCAGCATTTTCTTAGAAAGTTTGGTTTTGATGTGGACTACATGGGGCGTACCCAATTCGTCCTTAAAGATGAAGACGAGGAATATAAGCGTTACATCGTAAACACTACCAATATGGAAACTATCACTAAGCTTCTTGGCGCTTCAACTAAGAACTACGGAAGCTATGGATACTTCAGATCGAGGATGGAGATAGCCCAATGGTTCATGGGTTCGAAATATATCAGTAAGTCTTCGTTTGATATTGACGAGGACAATAACTATATTGGCCCTGCTGATTATTATGGATCTAAGCTGTTTAAGGAACTCGTCGAAATTATCCAGACGAAATACGCTGACCATAGACATACTCCCGAAACTCTGCCTGAAACCATCCGTAAGTATCAAATGAAGCTTTGGCAGGAACGGAATCCGAATACGCATAAGTCCATGATCTCCGATTCTACAAACTTCAAAGAACTCAAAATGATTCGTGCCAAGTACAACGACGATCTCATTACCGAAGTTACCGGAGTTACGGAACCGGAAGCAGTAGGTATCGTTAAGAAGGCATTTGAGAAACACATTTCCCAGAAGGAAGATTTTGCTTTCTTTGTTCTGAGTTCTTCGGATGAAACGATTCGTGAAAAACTGACTTCGTATCGTCAGAGCTTTGTAGCTTAAGTTTTAAAATAGTCTAGACGTGGTATAATGCGTCTAGGCTTTTTTTAGCTTTTCAAAGGCACTTTAGAATGTTACAACCCAATGATGAATTCCTTTTCACCCGGCAACGTCACGAAGCTGATGTAATGGGCCTGCACTACGATCTCCGACTAGTTCATGGAGATAAGGCGTACTCCTTCGCAACGCTCAAAGACATGCCTGGTCCAGGTGAAATCATTGCAGTCTACGAACAGCCTGTTCATGACAGAGCATATGCGCTAAGCAAGAAAGTGGTTATCCCTACTGGTCAGTATGGCGCTGGCGTTACTCATTTAGATTGGGTTAGAAAAGCAATGGTAGCTCCACACAGTACAGAAACCTCGCTGGTTATATTCACCAAAGATGGTCAGAAGTTCCTGCTTAAGAAATCTCCGACTAAAGAAAATGAAAAATCATGGATTTTCAGGAACATTACGGGAATGGGTAAAAGTCAGAACCCTTACCTTAAGAAAATAGAAGAAGGTATGGACAAGCAAGCATCGTTTATCGGCGGTGCAATCGCTACTCACTTACTTCAAAATGTAGCTACAAATGTGGCTTTGGGAAAACGTCGTGTGTCACGCTATCTGGCCAATTCGTTTGCCCAGGGCGCTCGCGGTGTCGTAGATAATAGCATCAAGGCTAGAGCGCTGCGTACCGCACTTGGCGCAACTCTGCCAGATATCTCCGTGGCTCATAAGTCAATGCATGATCTAGGTCGTGCCGTAGGTGGACTTACTGCCCATGCAACTCCTCGTCAACGAGTAGCTGTTAGAATGCTTACGCAAGGTCGGTTCAACGATCTAAAAAAATACGATTTGCATAGAGACCCTGTGGTACAAGCAGTTCATAACCATGTCAGCAAACATCTCGGTCTACCTTCACTTGACCATGTTATGAGTAAAGCCGATGATGTGGCTAAGTTATGGAAAGACAAAACCCATCCGTTGCTTTCCAATATTGCAACCAATATTACGAAAGGTGCAAAGCCAGAGGGTAAGCATTTTGTACCGGGACATCTTACTGCAAAACCAGGTTTGACGGGCGCAGTTGCAAGCTTTGCTATCGACCCCGCTGCGGGTAGTTTAAATACAGCCAAGAATCTTATGGCTAGTAAAAAGGTGGCTAATAACAAGTACGGTAAGAAAGTGGTTGATATGTTGAATAATCAATTTATCAAGAAACCGATTAAAGCTGGAGTGGAATCTGAAGGTCGTATTTCACAGTTAAAAAATAGAGCTTACAAACTAGGGGTTAACCCTCTTTCAGCTCATCTAAAAAGAACATCGTCGGCGTTAACCGATGTTCTCAAGGATTAATTCCAGCATATTAATACCAATATAGCAATCGTTATTATTACATCTATAGGATGATGTAATAGAATTTGAAGTAGTGACATGATAACCTCCAGGTTTAGTACATTACTTATACCAATTTAGCATATAGGCAAATGAATAAGTATCTAGAAAAAATAGCCCGGAAACAGAAAAGCGACCTTCGGCCAAACCAGATTGACGCACTTGAACATCTTGAAAAAGAGAAAGGCGTTGTCCTTCATCATAGCCTTGGTAGTGGCAAGACAAAAACGTTCCTTAAAGCTGTGGAACATTACCAGAACGAAAATCCGAAGAAACGAGCGTTGGTTATTGCCCCGGCGAGCCTTGTTACTAACGTTGACAAGGAATTGCTCAAGCACAAGATCAACCTTGACAAGAATAGGCTTGACGTCATGAGCTACGAGAAGGCAGTAAACGAAGCTCATAATCTTCGCAAGAACGATTACTCGATCGTAGTTGCCGACGAGGCTCACAGACTTCGCAATACGAATACTAAACGTACCAAAGAGCTTCGTGACATTATCAGCGGAGCGGATCGACGTCTTCTAGCTACCGCTACGGGTAACTACAATAAGCTGTCTGATATTTCAGCGCTCGTTAACATCGCTGCTAATGACAATGTTCTTCCTGAAGATTCTAAGAAGATGGAAGAGCGTTACACTAAGGACGAAATTGTCAAGCCTGGGTTTAAAGAACGGCTTCTTGGTGCTAAACCTGAAGCTGTTAAAACACTTGACCGTCGTAAGGAACTTAAAGAAGCGCTTCAGCGGTATGTGAGCTATTACGATAGCAAGGATGATCCTGAAGCTAAAGATCATTTCCCTTCCAAGACTGAAAAGAACGTGGATGTAGAAATGTCCCCGGAACAGTTGAAGTATTACAAGTTTACTGAAGGTAAAATTCCGTTCCTGCTCAGAATGAAGATTCGTCACAACCTTCCGTTGGACAAGAAAGAAAAGTCGAGTCTCAATGCCTTCTCGACAGGCGTGAGACAGGTTTCCAACGGCTACAAGCACCTCAAGGCTGATGGCAAGGGTGAGTACTCACCTAAGATCCAGAAGGCCGTAGCGAGCCTCCAGGACGGTCTGAAGACGGATAAGAACTTCAAGGCTCTCGTGTATTCAAACTATCTCGATGCAGGTCTGAAGGATTATTCAAAACGACTGCAAGAATTAAAGATCGATCATGCTATTTATGATGGTTCGTTGTCACGAAAAGAGAAGGATGAATTAGTTAAGCAGTACAATTCCGGTAAGAAGAAGATTCTGTTGATCTCTTCGTCTGGTTCAGAAGGACTTGACAGTAAAGGCACCAAGCGTGTACAAATTCTTGAGCCTCACTTTAACAAGAGCAAAATCAATCAAGTAGTTGGCCGTGCAGTTCGTTTCGGAAGCCATGACCATTTACCCAAAGAAGAACGCAAAGTAGAAGTTGAGCATTTTCACAGCGTACATCCTAAGCCGCTTTGGGGTAAGACGCCGTACAGTATCGACAAGTATCTGTCAGAGAATTCTGATACGAAGCAGGACCTGTTTGACGAAGTTAAAGATTTGATGAAGAAAGATGACTAATAAATACCTAACCAAAATTGCTTCTGACCTAGCTACGGCAGAGAAGAATGAAAAAGACGAAAACGATGATGTGAAGAAGTACTCCGAAGAATTGAAGAAAGCCAGAAATCCGAAACTCGTCGCAGCGTTGAAGTTTGCGTTACCAGAAGAAAAACAACACAGGGCTAAATTTGAGGCTGCTGTTGCAGCTATCAAACAAAGAGATCACTGATGAACAAGTACCTAGAAAAAGTAGCAACCGAACTTAAGGAACCAGCTAGCCCTGAGGGGCTTGGCTTTGACTTGTCTAAGGGCGATGAAAAGGAACTGTATAAATGGCTTACAGCGGTGACTCTTTTTTCTAGACCTATTCAGCGTTCTGTAGCAGGTATGGCTGCAAAACATATGGCAGAACAGGGGTTCCACTCACCTGAAGCTGTTGAATCAGCTGGTTGGGAGAATCTTCGTGACAACCTGGTCAAAGGACATTATGGCCGATTCGATGAATCCACAGCTACGACGATGCTTGCACAAGCAAGGCATCTAAAAGAGAAATACGGAACGATTGGTAATCTTATCGATAGCCGTACGCCTGAAGAGATTCGTGCTGAAATTCAAACGTTTCGTGGAATCGGTCCACTTGGAAGTCAGCTATTTGTCGAAGGCGTCAATCCATATCTGAGTCAAATTCAAAAACAAGCTTCAGCTGAAAACTACCAACGTCACAAATACGTTGAAGGCGATTGGACCAAGCTTGAACATCCAGTTGCATCAAAGAAATGGGACGGTGCTCATTTCATTTTGACAGTTCAGCCTGACGCTTCTCTTACATTTCACTCACGTAGAGAGAGTGTTAAGGGCGGATACCCAGAACGTTCATCTCAATTACCTCATCTTGCAAAACAAATGCCTGATTATGTCGGTAATCAGTTTGCCGTTGAATTGATTCATACCGGACTGGCCAAGTCTGAGACAGAATCACACCCAACTGTTTCGGGTATTCTGAATTCGCTTGCGCCTCGTGCAATCGCAACTCAAGCCGAGAAAGGCCCCGTTAGAGCTGTGCTTATCGATGTCAAGAATCCCGATCTTGCTACGTATAAAGATAAGATTGAGTATTTGAAAAAGTTTGAGAAGGACTTTGGAAATAGCGAAGTAATGTTCGCACCTCATCTAGAACACGGTGTCGAGAACATCAACAAGTATCTCGATAAGATCAAAGGAGATAAAGGCGAAGGCTTGATTGTGGCTGACTATGCACAGCCTGAAACAGAATCAGTACGTTACAAAGTTAAAAACTATGTGACATATAATTTGAGAGCCCAAGGTCAGCAGCAGGAAATCGATATTAAGGGAAATCCTAAAGACAGCATGGGAGCTTTGTATCTATACGATGCTTCAGGAAAAATGGTTGGAAAGGTTGGAACGGGATTTGACAGAGAAACACGAATCAATGCACGTAAACATCCAGAGATGTTCGACGGCAAACTGATCCAGGTTAGAGCTTATCCGCCAAGCGTACCCGGAGGCCAGATTAGATTCCCTGTGTATAACGGATTCGCTGACGGAGAAATTGACCGAGTCCATCTTTGACCTTTAAATTTGGTATAAGAAAATTGTAAGGAAATAGATTTATTCCTTACGCTATTCTAACTATACCTTTTTCGAAGGACCAATAATGTCAACCTCTATTGCCAAGCAACAAGTTATGAAGGCTCGCAAGCCGAAGGTGGTCAATGTGGAATCGCTTGAATACGTAACGAACTCTCACGCCGTGTATCAGTTGCTTCAGAAGTACGGCGGTGGTTTGTCCCGTTCGGATCTTTGCACCGGGCTTGTTCATGATAAGTCCGACATCAAAGAACAGGCGATTGACAACGCTTTGCTTCATCTGAAAGACAATGGATTTATCCGTGCAGAGATCAGCGCTGGGGGCGGAGGTCACAAGCTGTATTTCATCAACGAAGACGTCGAGTACAAACCTCGAAAGCTGACGCACAAGGTCGCTCGAAAGATCGCACCTAATGACGTGAAAGCCCAGAAGGCAATCCGTCGCATGACGAGAGTAAAACCTGCTTTGGCCCTCGTCGAAACCCAGCAAGCTCTTCCGTTGGAGAAAGTCGATGGTGCCGAGCCCGAGAAGGAAGTTACCGTATCGACCGAGGCGCAGCCTGTTCAACCTCAAGATGCGAACCTTAAAGTCACGCCGAAGGCTCAGAGGAAATTTGGAAAGTTTGAGTTCATTCAGGGCATGGCAGCGCTGGATCCTGACAGCCCGCATTTTGGAAAGACGGCGCGTGAACTTGCTAAGAAAGTGGTCGCCAAAGACGGACAGGACTTTGAGCCGAAAGCTTACATGTTCTTCGAATTCGGAGAACGATCGGAAGTTCTGACTGTGACGCAGGCTTACAACCTGTACAAGGAACTTCACAGAGCATTCGGCCAAAATTAAGGTGGCTCTCAGGCAGCGGTTCACCAAGGCGGATTCGGCCCCGAGTTCCGCTTCCGCTGCCCGAGGAGGTTGAGGAGTACGTCCCCCTCCAGGGCGTATCTCCTCTTTTTTAGCTTCCGATTTTAATAGGCGTTCTATCGTTGATCTCGCCACGCTCAAGCGCAGCCAGTACTTCAGCTTCAGAAGCGAATGTTCTCGGAGCTTGATCCATATCTGGCTCAGTCAAAGCCATAGATCCAATAACTGCTTCGTGACCTGGAGCAACCATCGAAGCACCTTGACCTTTACGGTAATCGTAAATGTGCTGTTGTGGTAGGAGCTTTTGCTTAGCTTCTTCAACAGCTTCTGGGGTCATAGGAACGTGCAAAGTCAAGGCGTCACCGTCAAAGTCGCCTGCATACATGGGCAAGTGCAATGGATTAATACCAAGCGTTTTACCTTCAATAGGCACAGGATAGTGAGCAGTAATGTTCGTTCTCATCAGAGTCGGAGCACGGTTAAGAATGACCGGAACCTGCTTGATCATTTTATTAAAGCTATTCGTCGCACCAACATCACGATTTGCAACAGCTTTTCGTGCAGCCATCATATCGTAACCGTTACGGACCAGGTCACGAATAATATGAAATTCATACATCGTCCAAAGCATGTCTTTCGGAGCAGCAACTTCGTTAAAGCCGAGATTAGGCTCAGCATAAATCGTTGCACGGCCAGAGAAGTCTTGCTTCTTCTTCAGTAGCTTGTTATGGAAGAAACCCCCTTTAGGGCCAGTATCACCAGCGATTTGCTGGATATATCCCTTCAACTCCTTTCCACGAGCGCCACCTGATACTGCGTCTCCAAGACCGAACACAGCCTTAAGGCCGTTGTAGGCATCTTTACGTTCATTGATCAGCATGTCGTGAGGCAATATGTCTACGTTGCCTTTCAAGCCGTTATTAACAAGCATGTGGTCACGGTAAAGCGTATTAACGTCAGCGAATTCAATACGATTACCGCCCATCGGAATACTTGGACGTACTAGCGGAGGAGTAACTGGAACGTTGTGAATGACGTAGGCAGTTTCAGGACGTAGATCCACTTTCTGCAAACCTGCAAGGTATTTGATCTTCTTTACGATTGCGTCTTTTTTAGATGGGGACTTGGTTTCTTTAATTTCCGCTTTCAAAGCTTTAATCTGTGCATCTACGTCAATCGTAGAAAGCATTTGGTGCAAAGCATCGCCAGACACCGCAAGGCTATCTGTATCAATTGTGTCATTAGGTTTATTCATGGTTTTAATTTTAAAGCGTTTAAGAGCTGATAGTCAAAATTCGTCTTACTCGTGGAATTTTAGATGCTGTACCGTTTAGGTATTTAACTGCCCCTATCCACACGTTTCCATCATTGTCAAGGCCTATCTGCGTAAGCGTTAAATCTATCTGCAATTTTTGATTGGGCGAGTTTGCGTTATAAGTAAGAGTTGAAGAATAGTATGTAGACTGCCCGCCTGGACTGGTAGCAGGTTCATTTTGAATAAAAGGCTGTGCGCTGCCATCTAGCAAAGTAGCAGTTAATCGACCCGCACCACTATACGTTCCCCAATAGATTACAGCAGTACGAGAAGTCATATCCGCAGGCATAGTGAATCTAAGGCCCTGACCGACTATTGCCGTAGTGTGATCTACTCCGATCCCTTCCCTAACAGCTGTTCCAGAAGCTACTGGAGTGCCTCCGGTCCAGGTATATCCCAAACCAAATCCGAACCCGCTAATAGTTCCGCCAGTGCCTAGCAATGTCGGGGAACTTATAGTGGAACCTCCTCCGCTCTTTCTATTGTAAGTAAGAGTTTGTGCAAATTCAATCCAGTCAGTTTGTACAGGACTCACCAGACTGAAAGTTTCAGTGCCAGTAAGTACTGCAATAGATCCAGTAAGTGTACCCATTACGTTCTTGTTCCTACTAGGTTAAATCGTACGTTTGCAAGCGTAGTATCTGCCGTAGCTGGTCCCACGATTTCGAAGATATCACCGATTGCAAAACTTACAGTTGATGAAAAGGTAAGAGTAGCTGCAGTACCGCTTGCTGCAAATACGGCAGTTCCGATAGATGTGCCGTTCTTTGTGAACGTAATAGTTGTCGATGCAGTAGCAGCAGTTTTAGCGTCTACTACACTCCCAGTAAGGTTTGCCGGTAACGAGAATGTTCTTCTAGTATTTATAGAAGTAAGTGTTTCGGCATTTGCAAAACCGCCTTGAATGAAGAGAATTATATCAAAGGGCGTACCCGGAAGGCCTGCAGCTAGAGTTACATCGCCAGTACCAGAATCAGCACCAGTGAACGCTGAAATTGAAATACCAGTTCCAGCCAGCACCTTTGTAATAACAGCGCTTCCTGCGGTCGTGGTATTCAGATCTGCTCTTAATACAGTTCCGTCAGCGCCTTGGGCTCCAAGATTAATCTGTGTACGTGCCATTTATTCTCTCTTTCGTCGTTCAGGCTGAATAGTCTCTTTTAGCTCTGTATTAGCCTGCTCTAATTTTAGAATTCTTTCCTTAAGATGGGCAATAAGTTCCGCATCTTGAAGAACACGATTAGTCAGGCGCTCCTTTTGAATTTCCAACATCCACACGTTAGAATATAAAACGCCCAGCTCGTTTTGCATCTTTCCGAGCCAGGCGTCTTGTTCAGGTACTACGTTTGTATTATTTGTCATTTCCAGTAATATGCTCTTAGCTTGTCCCCGCTCAGCGGAGCGAACAGCATAGTTATGGCTGTTCCGCTAATAGTATAATCGTTTCCTGATCCCGGTTCAAGTAGCATACCGTTCAAGAAAAGCTCAAGAGATGAAACCTGCGGAGTGCTGACAAGCGTAAATGCAGTGTTCGCACCGTTAATCGTTCCGCCAGGAGTTTCGTTGTTAACCATATTCGTGTACTTCGTGAAACCAGTACCAGCAGTGTTGTTAACAGTGAAAACGCCAGCATTCGAGATAGTTGCGTCACCACTTGCGCTAACCCATGCAGCCTGGTTTGAAGCGTTGGAAATAATTAGCTGAGCCGCAGAAGAAGAGTTGGTAATACCTACTCCGCCAGCCGCAACAGTTAGCAACCCCCCAGTAGCAGGAGAAAGCGTAACGTTGTTCGAACCATCGAAAGTCATACCGTTACCGAGCTTCACAGCAAAAGTAGAGCCTGTAAGCGAAAGACCCTGGCCATTACTATATGAAGCGCCTGATGTATCCTGAACCCAGGCTGTAGAAGTTGTATCAACCGTGATTGTGCCGGTGTTAGTACAGTACCATTTACTATTCTTGTACGTAGTGCCATCAGGATCGACGAGAACGTACGCTCCTTCCTTTTGTGTCGTTGCTGCAGCCCAGTCTGAAGGACGAGTCCACGAGCCCGTCTGAACCGTCCATAGACCGTTCTGTGAGCCTGTTGTCTGCGCAGTTAGAAGCACACGATCATTAACAGCGAGAGCTACGCCGTCGATGGTCTGAGTACCAGTAAGCGTAACGTTTGCAGCAGCTAAAGCACGTACAGCATTCTTGAAGCTAAGGCCATTTGCCAGAGCATCAACATAAGATTTTGTAGCACTATCGGTTCCGTTGACAGGGGTACCGAGGTTTGTGATTGTAAATCCGCCCATACTGAGCGAAGCTCCCATCGCAACTGAACCGGTCGAACGAATAAACGTTGCTCCGTCTTGAAGTTGTGAAGTGGGAAGATTAAGGCTCGACACAAAAGCTGAAGCCGGGATTGTCCCGGCCATTATCTGTGTCGAGCCACGAATTAGAGATTGGGCCATATAAGGCTTTCCTTTGTTTTTAAAAGAAAGGCCCTATATTAGCCGGGCCTTAGCTACATCTATTATTTTAGAATCCGCAACAGACTATTTCAAATATAGAAATATTATCAAGTCTCCCGCAAACAAATTCAAAGAAGAAGGGAGAATTAGAGAATCTCCGCTAGTATCATACGATGTTTTCGATTGAATAAACCCATTTATAAATAACATAGAATTGGATCCTGGGGTTTCCCCTATGGATAAAATCTGAGCGCCGTCTATGGTAAGAGTTTGTTCAAATTGAGTCAAAGATGCGATCGAAGTTACCGTAGAAGGTGCAGGGGACGGCACCACCAAGGGAATAACGGTTGTTTTATGTATTACTTCAGGCCCGTCATTACATGGAATATCTACAATATCTGAAATATCAGATAGTCCCCTGATAAACCGATTAGGATTCTGCATCGTTTAATCTCCTGCATCTGCTACATTAGCGCTATTCACCTTAATGGTTTTAATATGCTTACCGTCAGACGTATTATGCAAAGCAAAAGATCCGTCACCCATGTTTTTAACACCGATAGTACCTTGAACGATTCCGTCAAATTCGCTTGACTTCAAGCCTAGCAGACTCTTGATCGGACGCTCAAACACAGGATTCGGTAGAGCTTCGGCCAATTCGTAATGAGTCCACTTATTGCCTCTCAGTCCACCCGTAGTTGCCGGATCGTACAGACCGCCCTTTTCAGGTTCAAGATTCTTGGCACTCAGCAATTCTGGAGACTCGATCTTACCGTTCGACATTCCGATAATATCCTGGTCAGTCAAAGGAGAAGCTGTAAGTTTACCGTCTTTGATGCTAGTCTTAATCCCCGAACCGCTCAGATAATCGAAGAACTTCTGTGTAGCAAAAGTCATCTTCGGCTTCGGAAGGGCGTGACCCATTTTAAAACGAGTCCAGTATTCCGAGTTATCCTGAGACTTAAGCGTTGCGATTTCCTTCAGGTTCTTACGGGCATTCGAGCCAAGCAGACCAAGCATTTCCATGTAGCCGACAGACTTCGAACCTTCTTCGCCGCCTTTCTGCGGTTGCAGCACGTTGTCGTAGCTACCAACGTTACGTGCAGACCAGTTCTGGTCAGTCGTTTTATAAAGCTTTAGGAAGTACTGTGGACCCGTAAGAATACGTCCAAGGTCTTTACCTGTCTTCGGGTCGACCATCATGTCGGTATCGCTAATACCAATACTGTCAAGTTCCTTCTTTAGATCGCTTACGTTGCTGCCTTTGCTAAAGTTATGCACGAAGTAAGGAGTACCCTTAGCTTTTGCGATCTTACCAGCAGCAGTTTCCATCAACTGGCCCAAGTTAATACGAGAAGTAACAGAAGCCGGATTCAGTAGAATGTCAACTGGCTTACCATCGTCTTTCTTGTAAGGCATTTCGTGATCTTCGAGGATCTTCGAAACAATACCTTTGTTACCATGAAGCCCGGTCAATTTGTCACCAATCTCAAGCGGTTTGATAGAACGGACGAGAATACGAATATTCTTACCTTCCGTATGCGCATCAACCACTTCCCCATTCTCTTCGTGGGTCCACAGTTCTGTAGCAAGACGATACGGGCTAACTAGCGATTTATGCAAACGAGCCAACATTTTATCTTCAGCCGTAGGTTCACGCTTTTCAAGCACAGTGTAGACTGGGTCTCCGTGTTTGATGATAGAACCGACTTTAGCGAAGCCTTGATCGTCGAGGTTGTTCAGTTGATCCTTCGTGAATTTACCTGGGAAGTGACGCACAACCAGGGTTTTACTCATTGTCGAGATCGGCTGAACCGAATAGTCGACCTTGTATGCGTGGTGACTGCTCAGACTATCAGCACATGAACGGCTGATAACTAAACCGTCTTCGTGGTTGTAGCCCTTGTACGGCATGTAAGCTACTTCAAGATTCTTACCAAGCGCAAGTTCCCCGTCAACCGTGTAGTTGTTATCGGCGATAGGCTGATTCATATCCACTTTATCGCCAACCTTCACCAAAGGCTTTTCATCGTCAAGGAAACCTTTCATGTTGAATGGCAGATTCTTAACGAGGTCAACCTTGTGGGTTCTACCGTCGGCATCCTTGATGTGAATCTGCGTCTTGTTAATAGTCGAAATTATGCCTGCTACGGGAGCGACAGTACTTACAACCTGGCCTACAGCTTTGACGAAACTCGTTCCAGCACCATTAACGGTCTGGACAAGCGGTTTTTCACGCTCGACCAGAGACAGGGCCTGAGGGATAGCTTTACCCGCCATCGTCAGACGACCCGGGTGGTTACTATTCAGGAACGGTACGAGGTTAGTCGTAATCGTGTACATGTCGGTCGTGTCGCCAAGCCAGTAATCAACTTGGCCAACCGGTACTTCTTTCAGGTCGCCGTGAACCTGAGCTTGAACAATCTTTTTGCCTTCTTGATGCGGGAATCCGACGGTATGCGTCATCATTTCCTGCACGGACAGATAGTGCTGTTTACCTTGCTTGTCGATAACACGAGCGTATAGATTACCGCTGTCGTCACGACGAGCAGAAATAGTGAAACGTTGATCGATACCGGCGTGACCCGATTCCGGTGTACGGCTCGGATCGATAATGCCAAGATGCGAAGGATCAATATCTCGGGCAGACATAGGCACACCACGATCAGAAGCAATACCGCCTTCACCGGCTCCAAGAACTGTTACTTTACCAACGCTTTCCAAAGATTCGATAGGGTTCGTTTCCGATGGAGTTGAAACCAGGTTACTTTCAATGATGTAGTTTGACATCACCTTGTTGTAAGGCTTGCTTACTACCACATCACGGATTGACGGATTTTTCGTCTTATCCAAATTAGCTAGAAGTTTACGACGAATGCTAGGCAGCATTTCGTGTTTGTTAAAACGAGTCGTAATAAAGTCAGGCAGATTCTGAACACGCTTGAATTGTAGCGAATCTCGGTTATCTTCAGGCTTATCGCCAGCATGGACTTTAACAAGATTTTGCATAGCACGAAGGATGGCATCAGAGTTAACTGAGCTAACCGACTTACCAAGTGTAACCAAAGTCGTTTGCGGAGAAAGTGACGAAGCTTCCATCGATTCACGCAATTGCATCATCTTTTCTTCAAGTGATGCTGCAGGCTTCTGTTTACCCGTCGACACGAGTTTAGAGTATAGATCGTTGACGATCTTAGCTTCCTTGCCTGCCGAAGCCGCAAGATTAGCTTCCCATACCTGTGCAGGAATGTATTGACTTACTTCTTTAAGACCAATGCCGAAAACCTTAGACACGAGCGGACCAAGGGGAATTGACGAAGATGAGCTTGCCGGATGAACCGAGAACTGGAATGTCTGCGGATCAAGCGTGATCGAAAAGCTTCGGCCAGAGCCCGTGTTAAAGTGTGACTCAAGTTCACCTGTTTCTTTACTACGTGTGTATACCCCAGGATTCAACTGGAGTTGGTTGGCAACTGAGTAGTTGTTGCCTTTATACACCATTGTGTGCTTCGGTGTAATGTAAAAAGCGTCCATCAACGAAAAGTTCTTATTCTCGTCAACGACTTTACCCGTTGCCTTTTCAATCAACTTGATATGGCCTTTGATAGGATATGATAGCGATTTGGATTTCAAAATCGCATCCTTTTCATCGGCGTGGGTAAATTCTTTAGGTTCAGCCTTAAGATCCGAAATGGTCAAAATGTAGTTTTTGCCTTCGATCGGAAACTGGGAAAGAATACCCTGCATAAGCGAACCATCAACACGGGTATTAATTTCCCGTGGTGACGAAAAGATTAGTTGAAGGTTATTAGCGGGTGTCGGCATTTGTATCTAGTTCCAGGTAGCTCACTACCATATAGTATTTGTCCATGAAGGTGAACTTATCTTTAGTCAGGATAACCACACCTTGATTTTTAATTGCTCTAGTTTCGATGATTTCCAACTCTGCTCGTGAGCCTGGATCCATGATATCGATTTGAGCATATCTAACATGATAGTTATTGAAGTCGTTTTCATCGACCTTCTTCGGGCCGAAGCCCGGAAACATGCTCTCTTCTTTACTTGTTACGGAGTTTGTAACTCCATTAGACGCTGCCATTATTTATCCTTACTGTTGACCGGGGTTTCCACCAGCAGTTTCTTCCTGCTTTTCTTCACCCGATCCGTTTTGACTTTCTGCAGAACCAGCGCCGTTAGTGGCTTCTTCCTGTTCTGCACCACCACCGCTTTGCCCCGGTTGTCCAGGCTGCCCTTGTTGGCCAGGCTGACCTGGAATCGGCTTACCATCAGGTCCGACTTGCTGTACTTGAGAGGCTTGCTCTTCTGCATATTCTTCCAGAAGCTTTCCGACCAGCATGTACATTGCATAATCTTCTAATTTTAGACGGTTAAGTATAGCACGTTTTGTGCCATCATCAGCGGTATAAAGCTGTTCAGCGATTTGCTGAGCCTTAGCCAAGGCCACTTTATAATCGTTGTTCCGGTCAAAACTATCGCCTGTTTCTTTAGCAGCCAAATACGTACTTTGATCCACTTCGAGCTTGGTCTTAACTTCATTAACAGCACGGGCTACAGCATCCTCACGCATGTTGTCCAATTCAGTACCGAATTTCATACCGAACGATTCGTACAGACTCGACAGAGAACCATTATTTGTCTGTACAGTTTGCAGAAGCATCTGTTGCAAATTAGGATCATCAGTAAGTTTAAACGGAGTCAAGTCTACTTCACACGTTTCGATGCCTAGATACTTGGAAACGCGGGACATGATCCACGAAATAAGCTCGGTAATCTGTCCGGTGTAGCAAAGCATCGTATTTTCAAGCAAGCGAAGTCCAGTCGTGGAGCTGGTCCAGTTCGTCGTACCTGCAAGCAATTCTCTTGAAACGCCAAGCGCTAGAAGAATCGAATCTTCAGCTTGTTGGATTTCCGTAGCAACTAATAGGTTCTTACCTTCGCCACTAATGGCTTGGTAGCCAATCGGTGTCGGTGCTACAACAACGTGATTGTTATCCTGTTTGTGCTTGACAAGGTTAGCCTGCATCCGTTCAACGAAGTTACGAAGACTGATGCTTGATACCGGATCGCTGTTTCCAGTCTGTGCTTGTGGAAAAATCACACGAAGCGGAGACATAAAGTCAGTAGCGATAGATTCGTTGGCTTTACGAAGCGTTGCTTGATAGAACACAAGGTAGAACAGGGAAACAAGCGGGGGCACAGCCACGCCGTTGATCTGTTGTCCTGCCGACAGGTTCTTCAAGTGGAATATGTTATTCGGATCAAACTTGAAATCCTGATTATTCTTTACAGCCTCGATAAAGCCCCACGGAACCGAATTAACAAAAAGCTTGTCACCTTCACGAATTCTACGTTTAACGTCATTCGGAATCTTGTAGTAGTACTCGTATTCACCTGTAATCGGATTGAAGTTAACGTTGATATTGATTGGATCCCATTGAATCAAATTCATATCATCGATGTTCATCGACTTCGTGTCACGACGTGTAAACGTAACGCCTTTAGAGTCACAGAATGGGCAATCGCCTACGAAATTGTAGTTTTTGAATTGCGTAAATTCAGCATTCTTTGCAGTAACGTTGCCGTTGCAATGCGGGCAGAACAGAGTTCTATGAATTGGGAAATAAATCGAAACGAATACATTACCAACTGTGTAATATTCAAAACCGATATTATGCAAAGCAGATTTAAGCTTGAAGCTTTTGAAAATGCTTTCATACTTGTTTTTAGTAGCCTCAGACTTAGTTTTGATAACAAAGTCCGTGATCGGATACGTAGCATATTTACGGATGACTTCGGTCGTTACCGGAGATTGAACGGTAATGTACTTAGCCCAACGAATTACGTCATGCAGATTTCTAGGCAGAAATTGATTCGAGACTGAAAACCACGGGCTACTTGCAGTTGCTAGCGTGTTATCCCCTGGTAGTCGTCCAGATGTTCCTGGAATCGGAGGAGGTTGGTATGGCGTGTAAAAACCGTTATTTGACATGTCTTGACCAGATTGTTAGATACCCGTATTTTAAACTGACCTCTAGTTTAGGTCAAGATAGGAAAAATTCAATTTTTTAGCATAGGAATTGGTATAAGTAAAGTACCGGGAAACAATTATCGTTTTTGGCCATCCAAAGCGTGATTCAATTTTCTGGCATCAAGCTTGGTATAAGTGCTGTGTAGTTAAACATACATTTTTCAAACCTCCTAGGAGAGCAAATCATGACGACCGCAAAACAAGCAGGACAAGGCGCAACGGCCCGATCATCGGACGACGTCCGTGAAACGACGGACATCCACGAAGAACAGATTCGTGATGCACGTGGTCATGCCGATACCGTCGAACGCACGGTTCATCATCATGAAGTTTACGGCGATCCGCAAGGTCGCTTCAAGCGTGCCGTGAGCCGTATGGGTGCGATGTGGGTTGGCGCAGCAGCAATGGCAGTCGGCGTTGCAGCAGGCGTCGGCGGTACCGTGTTGGTGCAAAAGCGCATGAACCGCACTGCAGTTGGTTCGACGCAGGACATGCCGCAGATCACGGAGTAAAGCAGTGCCGGGGTAGGGTCAGGAAACTGATCCTCCTCATCGTCGCCTAAAAAACCGGATCCCCCCCGACCGGTTTTTTTAGTCTTTCAAGGCAGACCTGGATTTTTGGTATAAGTATATTGTACAGATATACTTTTGTACGTTTCGCCTATCGCAGGTATCAAAAATCTAATAGCGATAGCGTCAACTTAATGACTTATTAGTTGGAAGGTCATAATCTAGGGAGTTTGCCATGTTTCAGTCTAAACCCATTCATGAGGAGCAAGTTCCGGAAAAATCGAATCAACTCTTTAGCAACGCTTTTAAGGAGCTGTTTCACTCAGCTGGCGTTGTTATTGGAGGGATCCTCATTTCGGCGCTTCTAGTTTCGAGAGAAGGGCGACACTGATAACAAAGTCAATTGACTAGAGTGGACTGAGAGCCTCTCGCGGGGGGCAACAAAAAGCTTCACTAGCGGTTGTTGTCCTTGTAGTACTTTGTTGTTTGAACTTTGTGGCCGAAAGGCTTAACGTTGGATCGGGAGTATCATCATGCCAGGTACAAAAAATACTGAAAGGCCTGTTTACACTGGGGACGAAGAAGTGTTCACGCAGAGTAACGTCTCTGTGTTTGCTGCAGAAGGTATAAAAGGTTTGTTGCGAATTACTGGGTTCGCAATGCTTGCTGTAATCGCTGGATATAGCGCTGGGTTTGCAAATGCGAGTTATCACGACTCCAAGAATCGCAACAACGCTCCAGCGGGTCACTAACCGCCACCCTGACATTAATCCATAAGCAACTTGAGTCAAGAGGTAAAAAACAATGTCAGGGGTTCGTAATCAAAACACCGATTGGCAGGAGAAGCTATCTAGCATAAAGAGCACTCTTGCCGATGATATCGGTTACGATAAAGGGGGGTTTGTACCAACCCGTCATCGCCGAAAAAGTAGTAGCCACGAACGGATTGATCCGTTTGGGGAAGTAGTCGTAGTTAAGAAGCGTAGGGACCGCAGTGGTAAGTCTGAGGATGCAAGCCGGGGGGCTGAGTTGCTGTTTCGCACAGATCCTGAAGACATCAGAGGTATGGCCACTGGTATTACTATTGGCGACGAAGAGGTTAATACTATGAGTCAAAATAACGACCAATCCTCGGAGAATGAGGACCACAGTAACAATCCTAACTATGGGAGTAAACGTAGTTCTGGTAGTAAAAGGGAGCATGCTGAAGGCGTATACGAACAAGAACTCTCCCCTGAGCAACTTGCTGAGCGGGCGAGAGTCCAAAAGAAAAACGCCAAAATCAAAAAGGTTGGATTTTGGGGCGGTTTGATCTTCGGGACTTTAGGGGTTACCGTAGCCACAGTTGCCGTAGCAGCTGGGCTTATGGGGAAACATAAGTCTAACATCATGAATATGTGATGTTGTAGCAATGGGGAACCTGGGGTAAACTCAGGTTCTCTTTCACATTAATACTACCGGATTTTTTATGCCCATCAATGATTTCAGTTTTAAAAATACACAGATCAAAGCCTATTTCGAAGGCTCTGACAAATACGTACCATCTTCAGAGCTTATCTATATTCACTCGCATCCACTTGTGAAGCCTAATTTTTTAGATGAACTGGAAGCCCTTATCTTGAAGACTACGGATCTGATTCAGAAGAAGAATATTCGAGGTTCAATAATCGATAAGATTGGTAACCTCACAATGCAATTCGGAGCTGAACTCCCAACCATAAGTCAGGAGAACGCTCCGAAGATTCTTAGTCACTTGCGTGACATTTACAAGTTGTGTACGGGTTTACTGAAAAATCACAATATCGTGTATGCGTAGGTTACCAGTGTTGGTATCCAAGCCATTTGAACCGAGACGATTCAGAGTCACGAAAAGTTTCTCTGAATTGATCGACCAGTTATTATTCACGAAGCCTGAGAATGCGGTTGCAGGAATGATAGCCGTTGCCGTAGCGTAAGTTTGCATTGCATTCGCAGATACGTTCATTGCCACAGTTTCGATACCCGTAGTCGTGAGTCCAGCCGTAGTACTAGCTCCAACGCCTACTGCAAGGTATGAAAGTTGCAATGCAAAGTTATTGCCAGCAGCATCACCTGAAAATGCTAGACGAAGTTTGATAGGTACGTAAGGATTGGTTCCTTGACTTCTCAAGGGAACGGGAATAGCCAGTCCTTGCGTTGAGCCGTCAGCAAAGCTCCACGAAGGGATGCCAGCTACGTTAATCTGGGTTGCCGAAGCAGCCGTAAGCGCTTGACCCATTACAGAGTGATTAATACCTTTAATTGCAGGAGCGCTTGCTTGAGCGTATACAGTAGGATTCGTTACGCCGAAGGTTACGACAACTGTGTATAGGCCGAACCAACCCGGATCAAGCGAGGGTTCTACTTGGGTTCCTGTAGGAGCTTGAGTCCCTGCTTTAAGTTGCAGTTTCAATTCCTTATTCAGAAGCAAACACGGAAGGAACGTATTGGTTGCATCGAGGAACGAAGCGGGAAGACCTGAAGTAGCCATGTTAGTTGCCGACAGGTCAGAGAACTGAGCTTCGATAACGTACGCAATAGAAGTGCCTGCGCTTGAAGGCGAAACAAGATTAAACGATACAGGTGCAAATAGAAGCGCCTGTTTTACAATGGTTTGAGCAATGCTATCGTTGGTCGACTGGGCTTGATACACAGCGCCAGCATTCACAGTAAGAATATTCGAACCGGGGTAACTAACGGTAAGTCCAGACATAACCAGCGAGTTGTTGGCATTGGAAAACAGTTCCTGATACACAGAGGCCATTGCCAGTTGGTTAAGCAGTACACCACGTCTAGCCGAATCCCCACCTCCAGAGCTGATCGTGGTAATATTTGAAGCGAGATCTGTCAGCGGTCTGTTATCGACTGCGTAATGGTATGGATCGAACTGGGTGTAGTAACGCACTTGCGCTAGAGAGTTACTGTCCTGTGCGATGAAGCCTGGGGTAGACATAAGAGTTGAATTCCGATTTGGTTATGGTACAATATCTGTGGCTTATTTTACAGCAATTATTTTTGAACTTCAACAATGAAACTTACAGAAAAAGGCATTGTCTTCGAATACCACGGAGATACTATTACGCGGCGGTGGCCCTGGAGAAATCGTCAAGGGACCAAGTATTCCAGCCAAGAATACTCTCTGTATTTTAACGATTTCAATACGTACTGGAAGCATGTCGGCGCAGGACAAGCTGCATTGGTGAAGTCGGAAAACAAGCTGGAAGGTTTTTCGTACACTGAAATGCTTGGACAGTGGGTTCGTTTCCGCTATGCCAATGAGACGATTGTGGTATTGAAAGACGTTAACGTAGAAGAACGAGGCTTGTCATTCTGGGCGAAGATCCCGAAGGATAAGTTGGAATATATCAAGAAGGATATTATAGTTCTTCGTTGTGGTAGTAAAGAAAACGCATGTGAAATCGTAGATTCGATTGAATCTAGTTTTGCAGAAGCCTTTGCGTTTTCAGGCGGTATTTTGATTAATTACAATTAAATGAAAGGTTACGCTTTTTTAGATGCCGACTTCAAATTACAGTTCAGGCATAAAGAGTATATAGATTTAGATAATCCTTTTTTCTGGCAACAGAATAATGCTGAGATTCTACGTAAATGGGAATTCGATACTGAAAACATCGAGTCTATGCATTACATGTTCAGACAACTCCGTGATATTTTCAGAGGTAGTAAATTAAGTCAACAGACTATCAAGGATTTTTGTGTAATGGTTAACTTCGATATTAAAGTCTTAAAAGATGCGTATAAAATTCAATCAGAACAAGACTAAAGTCTACTTCATCAATGACGATGCAAAGGAATATAAGTTCCTTATGAATTACCCGGCCTTTCTTCGTGAAGGGCCTTATTTTTTCGTACCCTCTAAATGGGCTGTGGTCCGTAATGTCTTCATGCGTCTGCGTAATGACATGGCCAAGTCAACTAAATGGGCTATTGATAAGGATGTACACGAGTTTATTAATGAAAAACCAAAGCTCAGGGAAATTCCTGAGTCATTTAAGTTCTTCACTGAACCGATGGATTTTCAACGGATTGCTTTGCGTTTTATGTATACTGTCGGTAGCGGAGGCATACTCCTTGATCCAGGTATGGGTAAATCTAAAGTAACTCTCGATTACATAGCATTGATGGAGTTTAAAAAGGTTATCATCGTTTGCCCTAAGCCTTTGTTATTCGTTTGGGAAGATGAAATCGGTATTCATCGACCAGACCTTAATTTTTACACAGTTAAAACGACTGATTGGGAAAAAGAGAAAGAGGGTATTCTCTCTAAGCAGGTAACGATCATTAACTACAATAAGGCTATTACCTTTGCAAGCGAATTGGCAGGTATCGGATATGATTATATTCACCTTGATGAGTTTCTGATTAAAGATCCTAAGACTGAACGTACTAAAGAATTAACCAAACTATCCAAAACGATTCAGTATCGTTCTGGCGGTTCTGGTACGTTGATTAATAACAGTATTATGGATGTGTATTGCCCTGTTCGATTTCTTGAGCCTTCGCTGGTAGGTGGTAATTATTCACACTTTCTGGATAGGCATGCAGTGAAGGTTGCTGTTAAACGTGGCGAAGATTCCTCAGTTAGAGCAATCGTGGCATTTAAGGGAATGGATATTGCAAGGTCTATTCTTGAATCATGCTCTATTGTAATGACGAAAGAAGAATGGCTTAAAGGGAAGATTCCTGAAAAGCAATTTCACGATGTATACGTATCTCCTTCACCGGAACAAAAAGAAGTCTATGATTCGTTGATGCGAAACTATATCGCTGAATTTAAAGGTGAGTTTATCGAAATCGATAATCCACTTGTCATGCTTAGTAAGCTATATCAAGTTTCAAACGGATTTCTTTATAAAGCGGATAAAGATGAAACCGAAATGAAGAATGGCGATGCTATGGCCGTTAACGATATGGATGAACTGTTACAAGACAATCCTCGTAAACGCAGACCAAAGCGTAAAACGTTGTTCTTCGAAGAGCAGCCTAAAGTTGAAGCGTTGAGACAGATTGTATGCGATAAAATCCCAGAGCGTAAGGCGATTATCTGGTTCAATATGTCAGCCGAGCTTGAACTGATTGAAGCTATGTTAATTAAAGAGAATAAATCATATGAGGTTATTAAAGGCGGCGAAGCAAATATTGGCAAAAAGGTTCGCAGGTTTAATGCTGATCCTTCAATTCAGTATCTGGTATGTCAAGCCAAGGCTGTCAACTATGGAATTACAGTACTTGGAACGACAGTTGAAAAACTCGAAGAAGAAGATAATGAATTTGAAATAATGCCGAATATCAATCCGGAAGTTCATACTGAAATTTTCTATAGTATGAATTTCAGTCTTGAAGTATACCTGCAACAACAAGATAGAATTCACCGTATTGGTCAGAAGCACGTATGTGATTATTATCGGATATTCCTGAATACGTCTATTGAGCACCAGATCAGAAAAGCTGCTATCGATAAAATGAGTATCCGTGAAGAGATGCTCGTGGACTTCGCCCATAAACTTAGAGAAACAGACTCTAATTTGGTATAAGAGTATTGGGTTAAACTGTAACTTTTTCGTCGAGTTGAAAGGAATGTGGATTTGTAAGTTTTGTATTATGCGCTTGAACCGTGAAGTTCCTAAAAGCTTGACATTCCATGCGTGTCGTACGTGTCACAATCCTATGGTTGAATGCGCTGCGGAAGCAGAAGTTTTCAATATTGGACCCTCGAATTGGCATAAGTATGCTGAGGACAATAACCATTCTCTTAGCCCTAAGGAACTTCCGATTCCTGAAAATGGATTGTATCTCTGGCTTAGGCCAATAACTCAAACCAGTAACAAGACCGACTCAAAGGCTCAAAATGAATAACGCAGAAGTGCAACACATCTTCAATCTCGGCTCGATCACCGAGGCAGTCGAAGCGGCCATCAATGGCTGGATCGTGAAGAACCCGAACGCAACTTCGGAACAAATCCGTGAGAAGCGTGCGGACATCGCAACGAACATCACGGAGGCTCGGACCAAGGACAAGTTCCTGAACTCCAAGGCCAATCGCACGGCTCGTCGTGCTCACATCGCAGAAGAAGTTGCGAAGCATGGCCTGGCATTTCTGACGGCCAAAGACCTGACTACGGTCGACGACATCTTCGTGATGCCGGAAGAAGCATACCGCAAGACCCCGCTGATTGCGGAGTTCTTCGAAGAGCTGATCAACTCGATCGGTTTGAAGAAGGACGTGGAGCGTGCTGTCACGTTCTGCTACAAGACGGAAGATATCGGCTACAGCCACACCGGCGTCAAGCTGTCGATGGCGTTCCAAAACCCGGCAGATGAGCCGGATGCATTGATTGCCCGGGAGTACGCACTGGCGCGTTTTCTGGAAGGCAAGATCGTCGAAGTCGCAGCACCGAACCTCCTCCTGGAAAAGTTCGGGCTCAACAACTTCATCCGTGAATGTTTGAACACCGACATTCCGGTGCAGTACGCAGCAAAGCATCTGTAACAAAGTTTCGGGGGTGGGGAGACCAAAATCCCCTCCGGATTGCTCTATAGGACCGCCAAACTATAAGAGTGCAGTTTCCTTGGCACAAAACCAATCTCGTAGTTAAACGTTTGTTAAGGAGAAGTACCATGAAACGCAATTTCATCGCTGCAGTTATCGCATCCCTGTTCGCAGCTTCGGCATTCGCTGGCAACGGCAATGACAACGGCAACAACGGTGTTTCGGGCTCGGCTTCGGTCGGTGGCCAGTACACCGTCGGAACCGTGTCGGCAAGCATCGGTGCGAACAGCGTCACGTCGGGCAATGCAGTCTCGGCCACGAAGACCTTCGGCCCGAATGCGTTCAGCACGCAATCGACCGTGTCGACGGGGAACGGTTCGGCAACGGCAGGCATCAACGTCACGCCGACGTCGGTGAACGCCAACACGTCGCAAAACGCATCCACGAACGTGGTTTCGAAAAGCGATCAGTCGGCGCAACTGCCGACGCTGGATAACGCAGGTCTGCTGATCAACGGCACGGCTGGTGTGTCCCAAGTTACCAACAACGCTGCGGCTGGCGTCACGCAAACCATCGTCGGCCAGACCGGCCAAGCATCGATCGACGGTTCGATCGCTGTGCAAGGCATTCACGGCTTCTAAGCCGAAGTAGTAAAAGGTAAAACGGGCTAGTCGGACCGGCTGGCCCGTTCCACAACAACAACGTAGTTCGGAGTAGTGAATCATGAAAAGTTTGAATAAATTTGCTCTGGGCATTGCTCTGAGCTTGGTTGTTACCGGGGTGTTTGCACAGACCAACGTGAATGCCAGCACTACCAGCACGAACAACGCAGCATCGCAAAGCACCTCTGCGAATCAGGGTGTTAACGCAATCAACAACTTCAACACGACGACTCCGTCGGACACAACGTTGCATGAACACATCAGCGGAATCACCGGCTCGAATCAGTCCATCGGTCTGAGCGGTTACGCCGGCTCGTTTTCCCCCAATTACTGCGGTGGTACAGCACAAGCGGGGGTGAGCGCCCCGTACGTTACCATCGCCGCAGGTAAGCCCGTTCTCGGCGAGCCTGGAGTAGCTTGCGTTCTCGAAGTTGCATCTGTTCATACGATGGAGTATTCGGCCACGTATGGTAATGCTGCTGCAAAAGCCGCACAGGCCGGTAACCCGGACCTCGCAAAGCAGTACGCTGAAATGTCTGGTAAGCTTGCAAACGCGGCTGTGAACATGCAGTGCAACGTTTCGGACATTGTCCGTAAGAGCATGCGTGACGCAGGTATCGATTGTCCTCTGTCGGATTCCGAGCGGTCGGCGAAGTCCGCAGCGGATGCAGAGCTGGTCAAGAAGGAAGTTGTAGCACGCGGCGAATCGCTCGATCCGTTCGTGCGTCGTCGTGAAGGTCTGCCTGTTCTGGCAGCGCGGTAAACAGGGCGTGGGCAGAAACATAGAAACTTCTGCCCTGTCTTGCATTATAAAATATCATACTTGTCAAAGGATCCGTCATGAACATTCTGAACCTGTTTACGCGTAAGAGCGCTCTGATTGAAAACGGCGCTGTCGTAGAGAAGAAATTCGTTCCGACTCTTCCGCTGGATATCTACGAACATCTTCCGGAAATGCCGGAAATGGCAGTCGGACCCAATGGCGAAGCTCTGTTGAAGTTGATCGCCAATGCGTATCCCGAAGGCGTGCTGTATCCGAACGCTCGGGAAAATCGTATCAAGTTGTATCAGTCGATTTATTTCCTTCGCACGAAAAGTTCAAAACCCTGGGTGTATGATGTGGAAACTCAGTATAAACCCGAAGAGTTTTTGCTTACACGTGTTGCAAGAAAGCAACACTCGCTTCACTAAGGCAAAGTGGATGGGTTAAACTCATTCAAAGGGCTCACGACGAAGGTCGTCGAGCCTTTTTTTATTTCACTTAACGGAGGTTCATCCAATGGCTTACATCCGACGATGGGTAGGTGTTGTTATCCTCGCACTAGCAGTACCGGTGCTACTCTCGGCGTGCGGCTCACAAGAAGTCAAACTTGATACACCAATCAATACGCCTGTTTTATCAACATCCCTTTCCACTTCAACCGACGTTCTCACAGTTTTTCAGCAGCAAAACTTCTCCCTGACTGGACTTGGTGAATTACCAGTTCAGATAGATCCGGAAGATCAGCACACTTTACGTTTGATCAAATTTGTTGCAAGTAGATTCAACAAGCCTGAATCGCTTATTTCGAAAATCGTTTACGCAGCACAGAAGTATGCTCGTCCAGATTTTCCGAGAACGGAAGACCTTCTCGCTATCATAGCGGTAGAGTCTACTTTCAACACCAATGCACATCACCGTGGATCTTGGGGATTGATGCAAATCGAGGCAAAGTCTCATCGTGATAAAACACGGGGGGAAGCTTTGACAAATATAGACACGAATATACGTGTCGGTTCTGACGTGCTCGTTGAGTACTATTCCATGACGGGGTCTTCGTCAAAGGCTATCATGGCGTACAATGTCGGGATAGGAAGCTTTCTGAAGGGTCGTAAACCTAGAGAGTACCTGACTAAGGTAAACCGGGAGCGAGAGGCTCTAAGGCACGTTTAAAGCTCAATACAAGTACCTCAACTTGGTATAAGAGAATTGGATATAACAATCTTTTTTGGAAGGGTGAGTTCCAAATGAATATGATCAACATTGATGGTCGCCATATTATCGAACAAAACAAACATGCGAAGTTTGATTCTCGCATGCGTGCAGCGTTCTTGATCGCAGCTCTAGCTTTGACGAGCTACGTGGCAAACCTCTACAACAACCATCTGAGCCTTCCGGAAAAAGCCGTGTGTGCGGACACGGTTTCCCGCCAGAAGTCAGACGATCGCTACTCTGCGTATTACGTCGAGTGCCATCGGTAGTCAGTCAGGAGACTGAAATGATAACGTTTTTCCTTAAAGCGATAATAATCATGTTTTTTGTGATTATCGTCGTCGTGATCTGTGCGTCGATGGTAGTTTCTGCAATCGCCGGTATGTTCGCCGGTATCTTCGGAAAGAAAGACAAAGACTGCAATAAGTGCTAAAGAGACGCTCCGAAGTTCGGGGCGTTTTTTTATCCAGGCTCTTTTTTTAGCTTAATAACGAAGTATAGGCTAACCTGGAGATCAAGAGATGGACAAAGTTAAAAGCCCGAAGTACAATAAAATGCCTAGTCAAGTCAGGGTGTTAGGCAAAGTTTTCAAAATCGTCAAAATGAAGGACGACGAATATGAGGACGCAGATGGTCTTTGTAAAACTGCTGCACAAGAACTACACGTAAGAGAACAGCCTGCGTTGGCATATAGGCAGGACACTCTCCTACATGAAACCATTCATGCTATAGATGAAACGTTATTTCTTAAAATGACGGAACGACAAGTAAGCAATCTTGCGAGTGTGCTGTTGGGAGTTTTAAAAGATAATCCTGAATTCACAAAATGGATTTTGCAAGATGAATAACGAAACTAACAGTAGACCAGAAATTTGGTTCATACACGGTGCTAATGCCACGCCACTATCATTTACTCATATTCAAGCCAGTCTGAAATTAGACGAACGGTTTGAAGGCATGAAGTTTGTAAATGTACGATACGATTGTCAAGATCCTATCTCTACAACCACAGAAATTATCGCAGAAAATCTCCCTGATAATACGCCTATCTATTTAGTCGGTCACAGTCTAGGCGGGGTATTGGCCGTAGCTGTGTCTCAACGAGTAAAACACTTTGCTCTTAGCAAGGATATCAGATGTGTAGTCACACTTGCTTCCCCGCTCGGTGGATGCGAAGGAGCTGATTATCTGCAATGGATGTTCCCTCATTATCATCTCTTTAAGAATATCTCCACGAAAAATCGAGTAATCAATGATCTCCGTTCTGCAGGTGCAGTAGTTCCTACGCTTAACTTCGTTACCACTTCCGGTAACAACCCTATTTACCCAGAAGCTAACGACGGTGTTGTAACTGTTAATTCTCAACGCGCATTGAGAGGAGCTAAGAAGATGGAAGCTCCTTTTAATCATTTCGAAGTTTTGTTAAGCGAGGATATCGCAACTCATATCAAGAATGCAATTTCAAATCCAGAGGCTTTCTTCGGGGTTCAATTTGATCTCAAGGAAGCTGATTAATTTGGTATAAGCATCTTGTAGTAAAACACTCATACCGAAAGCCACTTGGCAAGGAAGTCTTAGTAGTATAAGCTGTTGTTTTTGAGGTAGTTATGGAAGAGATTCACAAGTTGACATCCCGAGGTCTCGAAGAGTACCTCTCTAATGAAAAGTATGTTCAGGCTGAGGATCTGATCTCAGCTTGTAACGTTAATATCATCGGTTCTGTTTCAGGCGTATTGATTTCTATGTACGAAGTCCGTGGAACGTCTGAAGTACCAGATGAAAGCAGCATTCGAAGTGATTTACAGATTATTGTTGAGCACATCGGCATTCTAGCTCACTGCCTTGATATTGAGCTTCCAGAGTACGATGAATTACAGGAATACTTTGAAGAAGAAATAAGCGTTGCACTAAGAATGGATGTAACTCTAGCATGCACAAATCTCCTTTACATTAGTTCGAATATCGTACTGGAGTATTTCGCATCTGGATTTGATGAAGACAATCCTTTAGATATGGACTTACTGGATGTTGGATTCAGAGATATGCTCGGCTCGGTTATGGGTATTTGCAGTCGTCTCAAATATGACTTTATAGATGTAATTGTCCGAGGTTAATTTAGACTTCGGTTTTTGGTATAAGAGAATTGAGAAAGACCACTGTTAGGCATTAGGACTCCAGGCACTCACCCTGCCCGCTCTTAATCGTTGATGTCCACGTAGGCCGCATAACCTCGTGCGCAGATGGCGGTCTTTCTCCCTAATCTCATTAATTCGGTGAAACAGCCATGCAGGAAAATCAAAGCGATATCCTTTCTTTTTTCCCTCTCAAAACTCCGAGATCAAATCAGAAAGCCGTTCTGCTAGAAGTAGATAACGCATTTAAAGAGGGTAAGAAGTTCATTATCCTTGAAGCCCCGGTTGGTTCAGGTAAATCACCTGTAGCTATGACCTTCGCAAGAAAGTTTAGGGACTCTCACATCCTAACTCCGCAGAAATCTCTGCAAAACCAATACTACGAAGACTTCGAAGAAGACTCTGTCCTGATGAAAGGACGGAATGCTTATCCGTGTACTCGTGGTCGTGGTAAACGTATTTATTTGAAGGTCATTAGTGACATTCATAAAGGTCAGGTTAAGCAGCCTGCTCGGGGTGAAGACAGCTGTGCAACGGCTCCGTGTCGTAATAGTCAGACTGTGTATAACCTTTGTGTTGAATCACAAGGCGCTTGTCCGTACACTGCAGCAATTGAAACAGCTCAGCAGCATCACACGGTTATTCACAACATCCATTCTTTTATCTTCCAGACAAATTTCAGTGGTAAGTTTGAGAAGAGAAAACTGTTGGTTGTTGATGAAGCTCATTTGATTGAAGGTATTATTCGGGAATTCATCACCAAGAAAATCACAGTCCGAGGCCTCGTTGAAGCCCTGGATATGCCTGAGGAAATCAGTGTTGATGCCTGGTGTGATTTCTTTGAATCAGAGCGATTCCTTCCGGCGATTACGGCTTCTGAAAAAGCGTTGAAGGAAGTAGACGAAACCTACGTAACTGAACAGGATAAGTATCTCGAACAAATTCTAACGTTTCGTGAAAAGGCTGACTATTACGGTCATGCATTTACTGTGCGTCGTATTCCGAATTACGTAGGTGAGCGTTGTATCAATACCACGTTTGAGTTCATTCCGCATAGCGTAGGTAATGCTCCGACGAATTTGATCTTTAACTTTGGTGAACACGTCTTATTGATGTCAGGTACGATTTACGATAAGACCATGTTCTGTAAAAGCATTGGTATTAACCCGGATGATGCATACTTTATCCGTGTTCCATCGACGTTCCCGGTAAAGACTCGTCCAATTTATTTGAAGCCTGACTATCAGGTTGATACTTCGTTTGCAAACTGGGATAGTAACTTCAAGGATATGATTGCGAAAATCAGCAAGATCCTGAAAATCTTCCATGACGTTAAAGGATTAATCCATGTTCCGTCCTACCAAGCAGCTGAAGAAATTGCTAGTTGGTTACCGCCCGACCGTGTCATCTGGCATGACAAAACTAATGCGCAAGAGAAACTGCAGGAGTTCTATAACTCTACCGAACCTAAGGTCTTTTTATCTCCTGTCTGTCAGCAAGGAGTGGACTTCAAGTACGACCGTGCGAGGTTCCAGATCGTACTACGTATCCCGTACCTGAACACGTCTGATGAGTATGTGAAGCATGTTGTAGAGAATGATTTTCCGAAGTATAATTATTGGGCTCTACTTACCTTTGGCCAACAGATCGGTCGGGTTAACCGGGCAGAGGACGACTTTGGAGTAACGTTTCTGATGGACTCTCGTTTCAATAAGTTTATCCAGAAGAATTCAGCGAAGCTTCCGAAGTGGCTTAAAGACGCATTCATTTACAAGTAGGAACTATGTTTTTCCACATCAACGAAAAGACGCTTAAAGATATTATTGAACAGCAGAAGAAGCGAGAAGAAGCTGCTGCTAATGCTGAACCGGTAATTGAGTATGACGGTCATAAACTTACGTTTGTTGATTTGCCTGATGGATCCGTTATCATGGATTCTAATCCTCCGCTTGTAAAAGAATTAAAGGAAAATACAAGCGAGTAGGTATGTACGTAATGTTGGTGATTTATCTGATTACTTTGGCTCTATGCATTTGGTTCGGGCCAAAGGTCGTAGCAGTTATAGAGAAACGTGATGCAAGGGCAGAGGTAGAGAATATTCATGCTATCGCTGCTCTTATACTGGGCTTGATTCCAGCTATGAATATCATGTTTCTCTTTTTTGGAGCGAAACTCCTTTTTGATGTCGACAAGTTGCTTAAAGCAAATAAATACAATGACATATATGAATTCAATCGAAAACTAAAAGAACTGTTCGATGAGTAACAATCATGCAAAGCATATGGCTCACGCAAAGTTTATCGGTGAGCTGTATAGTAAAGACACATCAAGTAAGGTGGGCGCATTAATTCTTGATGCACAAAATAAGCCTCTGTCATGGGGCTATAATGGTTTCCCGAGAGGAGCAAATGACAATCCAGAAGATCATCCAGAACGACACGACAGAACAAGAGAAAAGTACCAGTGGGCCGAACACGCTGAGCGCAATGCTATCTATAGCGCTGCAAGCTCTGGTCACAAGCTCGATGGTAGCAGAATCTATGTTTCCACTTTACCTACCTGTGTTGATTGTGCTCGTGCAATAGTCCAGTCTGGTATTAAAGAAGTCTATGTCGAAGCTAAAGTTCTCGATGTAGAACGTTGGAAAGAAAGTTGGGGCTTGGCTCAAAAGATCTATGCTGAGACAGGCGTTAAAGTGATTCCTATGCAAGATACTTAAAATGGACAAACCGCTCCACTACGAAATTCACGTAACTGTAAAAACAGATGATGTTAAGAAGTTTATTGAAGAGTGTGGAGCGATTGGCGTAAAGCCTATTGTTCTGGACTTGCAATTGCAGGATACGAGTAGTATTCAGGACGTGATGACATCCTCTAAATTGTCAGGGGATGATACAGACGCATGGACCAGGATGAAGGAAATTTCCTGGTACTTACAATCAAAAGGATTTAATGTTGTTCGGGAGAAGATCGAAACTGTTCCTTGGCATCCGAAAGCGCTTTTACATGGCGAGGATTCGAAAGAGGGTTATTTTGAAACTCACATACCAGTTGTTGTAAAAGAAGAAGGCGTCATGTTTCTAAAGGGACTGTCACAGGGTCTCGGATTACACTGTAGTCGTAACTCGTTTAAAAAGCTTCACAACGGAAACGTTGTTCAAATGGTTACGTTACGAAAGAGCTGTACTTTAGTAGAATACAGAAGTCATTACGATTGGATTCTGTCTAGCCTTTATAAATACGGATATTCTTTGGCTAAGGAATCTGAAATCGAATACGCTCTCCACGATTCAAACGTTTCACATGACGCAGCATGGATCGGTTCATAATCAATATAGCTTTTTGGTATAAGAGTATTGTGAAGTAGTATTAATCTTAAAATCAATACCTATTTTTTGGCCAAGACCAACTGGAGTCAGAAGTGATGCAAGACCTGTCAATGAAAGAAGGACTGGAAGAATGTCAAAGCACAAAGAAGAGCCTGACGAAAAGTCTGAAACAAAACCCGAGGCCTTCCATTGGCCATTTCCACGATTTGACTTCGGGAAAAACTCGGGCAAAGTTTTTTCAGGACCGGGGGCAACCGAGAATTACCGCCGAGATAAAGAAGGCGACAATTCCCCTGCTGGAAGAAATAGCGCTGGAAGAAGTAATGTCGGAGTTGAATCTTCCGATATCGTGTCTGAACCTCGGAAGAGGCGAGGACGACCACCAAAAAACGCAGGAGTATTGGACGAACCTGGGAATCTACAGGTAAGTCAACCGTCTGAAGCTACTACAGTTCAGGCGGCTAAGGAAGTTTCGTCGGAAACTTTAGCCCCTCAAAGCCAACCCCAAAACGGAGAACAGCCTGTCAAACGCGGACGTGGCAGGCCTCGCAAGATTAAGCCTCTGGATTAGACTGAAAGAGATTATGGTTTTATCGTAGGTAGAGACAACATGCCTTGGAACTGGGACTGCTGGCCGGTACCCCCGACGAAGTAATTACTTTCCGGGAACCAGCTTTTCCTTAAGCATCTCCATTGCTTCTCGTTTATAAGCACGTAGTTGATCTTTGGAGATGTTAAGGTTTGATGCCATCTCCGCATGAGTTTTTTCCTCGCCGTCTTTGACCCCATAGGCCATGAGGACGATTTCTTTGTGCGGGCTAGGCAGTTCATCGATCATATGATGAATACGCTCTTTGTCAATTCGGCTCTCTACTTCTGTCCCAATCGGGTCAATCTCGAACTCAGGTCCGTCTGAGCCCATGTCTTCAATGTAGTATGTAAGGAATTTCGATTCGGAAAGTTCCCTGAGGTCTTTATCTGAGACGTCGGGGAACTCCTGTTTCAAGTCTTCGAAAGAGCACTTGTCAGGATTGGCTTCCATGTATTTCTGAATGCGTTGTCCGAGCTGTTGCCTCCAAATAGGAAGAGACACAATGCGAACCTTTGACATTGCATAAAGGATTCTTTGATTTACCCACCACCCGCTGTAGCTCAAAAATCTAACCTCTGTCGTGGGTTTATATTTTTCAAATCCTACAAGCAGGCCTTCATTCGCAGCGCCGATCAACTCTTCAAATAAGTAGAGGTCTCCTTTACTAAAATATTTTGCTTGTTTGAAAGCAAAACGTAAGTTACTTTGAATAATTCTATTTTTAATAGCTTCTTTTTTAGCCTTAGAAATAGCTGGATCATAGTATTCTAAAAACAAATCATATTCTTCTTCGCGGTTAAGAAGGGGTTGCGAGCAAATGCTCTCATAATATTTGGATAAATCTGTCATGGTTTCCGTTGAGACCTTGCGTCTCCTATGGAGGTAATGTATCATGAGGAACGTTAATAAAGCAAGAGTAATGTAAATGTCTAAACATCTAATCACCATCACTGGTCCTAGCGGATCGGGAAAAACTGAACTACTTAATAAGCTTTGTGAGACTGGGAAGTTTTCCCGTCTCGTAAGCGTAGCAACCCGTCCTATGCGAGAAGGCGAAAAGGACGGCGTCGATTATCACTTCACAAGCATTCCTATTTTTGAACGTCTCCTTGAACAGGACAAATTCGTACAACACGTTAATTTCCGTGGGCAATTTTATGGCACCCTTAAAGAAGACGCATCTAACGCAATTCTATCGGGGACAATCCCTGTTGTTATCGTTGAGCCCTCAGGTATACCTCAGTTTAAAGAATTCTGTGATGAGAACGGCTTTGAGCTATTTACGATATTCGTACAGGCCGAGTTCGAAGTCCTCATTGAGAGATACCTATCCCGGATGGAGCCTTCTGATCTTGGAAGCTCGGAACGTATCGCATATCATTCGAAACGAGTTGCCGCAATTCACACTGAATATTCTGACTGGGGACATTGTCACCCATTTGATATTACTTTCCACAACTCAGGAAACAACTTGAACTACATTCATGAAATGGCTACAATGGTAGGTACTTTTTTACAAGAGAATAAAAATGGCGGTTAAGGTGGAAATGGAAACGAACGAAGAGCAGAAGATGATTGCTCTTTCGTTTACGAGTAGTACAGATTCGGAACTCGATGTGCTTGATGCAATTCGCACGGCAATGTTTGGTGACTTCGATAAGCGGGGTGGATACATGAAATCCAATCAGCTTGTTGTGCAAATTAAGACCGAGTAAACAATTCCAGATTTTTTGGTATAACAGTAGTGAGCATATAAATGCTTGAAAAGCAAAGTAAAGTTGTGTTGACCGATGAGGATCTCGAAGAGTATAATAGAGGTCAAGTCTCATCAAGAGTTCAAGAAACATGGGGTCTATCTTTTAGTGACCTCAAAGATGTAATTGCAACGAAGCAATACGTAACGATTAAAACTAAAGGTGTATAAGTAATGAATCTCGATTCACTGAAAGAACTGGCAGCAAAGCTCCCTGAATCGCATAAGCAAAATGCTCTAGACCTCCTGGAGCGTATGGAATCAGTTGTTGAAGGCATCGGTGACGAACCGATTCGTTGGCGTGCTCCTATGCTTCGTCTGCTTCAAGCGACGTCGGATCGTAGCAAGCTTCCGAAGGGTGTAGGCGCAGGTGACTTCATGATTGGCGAAGAAAAGGTTGACCAACCGCTTCCGCTGATTATCCTGACGATCTATAACACTCGTCAATATTGGAGTCCGGATAAGGACGAAGCAAAGATGCTCTGTTCGAGCCCTGATGCAAAGGTTGGCTTTATCGGCCTGGATTGTAACAAGTGCCCGCACGGTAAGTTCGATGAAGAAGCCCGCAAGTCGGAATGCGGAAAGGTTAAGCAGGCTCTCGCAATCACTGCTGACTTTAAGGAAATCGTAGTCGTCAACTTCTCGAAGACGAACTACGCTATCGGCACGGAACTGGAAGGCTTCCTAAAGAAGGCAGGCGTTGCTCCGTATCGTCGTATCTATAATTTGAGTTCGAAGACGAACGCAAAGTACAAGAACGTTGAACAGTATGTCGTTGAACCTGCAACTGGCGCAGAAAAGAACGTTGCTGCTGAACTCGTTGATTTCCTGAAGGAACTCTTCGAAGTCGTTCGTGACGATCGTAAAGAATCGCTTGAGAAGTTCTACGAGATCATTCAAGTCCGTCGTGAGCAAGGTACGACCCCGGCTCTGACGAATGACAGCGCAGATTCGGTTGTGATGATCGAAGGTCCTGCTGAAACCGCTGATGCTGGCGGAGATGATGGTCTGGCGAGCAAGTACTCGGTTTAAGAAAGTGTAAGATAAGGCTCCGTTCGCGGGGCCTTTTTTCAAGGTAATTCGTCGTGCAAGAAATTGAAAATAACGTTCCAGTAGAAGAGAACGAAGAAGAACTCAAAACTGTACCTGAGTACATGAAGACCTGTATTCAGCTGTCCATAAACACAGAGCTTGGCGAGAATGAAGTCCGTGATAGATGCTTCCACCTATTGAGTGGCGGTGCTATTTTCGGCATTTGCATCGGTGAACTCTCGGACTCTTTTTTAGTCTCTAACAGTTGTCAATTAGTTAGTGAATCTGGAAAAGTATCTGGTAAGCCCTTTGCAAGATCGAAGATTATCCGGTTGTACCGCAATGCTATTGCGTTTACTTCCATTCCGGATAAGGAACATAGGTACTACTACTTTAACTGGCTAAAGAAGCAATTTGAAGGTCAGGAAGAGTTCTTTAATAAAGACAGACGTGACATTATCGAGAAATACGTGTATGCTTACGCTAACAGCAAACCAAAAGTTTCGCAAACAGCTGCACCAGAAGATGATGAATTGCCCGTAGAAGAGAAAAGTGCTTCGCCTGGTAGTCCGGACTCGTTCTGGTCACCATTCACAAGCACGGAATTTCACTAAATGACTACAGAAGTTGACAACGTACAAAGCGTTGGAGAAGACAATGACAAGCTAAAGACGATCTCTAAGGATTTCCTCGAAAGTTTGTATGCTCAAAGCAATGCATTAGAAGAAGTAAAACTCGACGATATCTCGCTTGGACCTTGGAGCCATAGTAAGCTAAAGGTTTTGGAGAAGTGTCCCTTGCAGTTTTATTTGAAGTACATTCTTAAAGTTAAGCTCCCAGCAGAGCTTTCCGCGAATCAGGATACTACGCTAGCTGACGTGGGTTCAGCAGCACACAAAGTTCTGGAGTTGATTTTTGCAGGTCATACGGTAGCAAGTGCTTACGCTATGGCCAAAACGGAGTTTGTCCCTTCGAAGCTCACGGAAGAACTGTGGACTGAACGGATTGAAGGTGTTGAGTTTAACATCACGCAATTCAAAGACAGAATCGACGCATTCAAGAAGCGTCACAAGGTTAAGAAGATTTATACAGAACTTCGACTTGGCGTTACCCGAGACTGGAAACCCACGAAGTTCTTTGCATCTGACGTATGGATGCGCGGGGTAGTTGACTTTGTCGTGATCCTGGAAAACGGCGATGCGATGATCATTGACTGGAAATATGGTCCTCCTGCAGCAGCTGGCATTCGTAACTACAAGCAACAGCTGGATAGCTACAAGCCTTTGATCAACTTCGGTCTGAAGCCCATTCGTGGAGCTACTTCTGGAGTCGGATTTATCCGTGAGGGTGAGATCGTCCTGGATGAGTTCACGACGCAGGAAGACATCGAAGGTAAGATGAAGAACATGATTGAGTTCAACGTCGAAGGAGCTATCGAGTCAACCAAGACAGATGGACTGTTTGAACATCGTGTTGGAAATCACTGCAAGTACTGTGAATTCGCACCTTGGTGCAAGGCCAAGAAAGCTGACGGTAACCTGAAGGATCTGGAAGCTGGCACCAAGAAGTTCTTTAAAATCGAAAAAGTGGTATAAGATCAACGGCTTACAGAGCTATGATCAAAGAAGCGGACTTAGGTTCGCTTTTTTTATTTGGAAGTGTGGTATCCTAGTTGACTTGATTAAAGCGACGGTGAAAGATGTTTGAAATAATTAAAAGTAGCGTTAACCTGCTTGAGCAAATAGCAAATGATACTCAACAGGCCATTGTGGAATGTGGTACGGATACATACAAATTTGAAGAAGATGAAGAAGTAGGTTGTTTCTTTTGTGGTCACAAGGGATGCCTGAAGCTCTTCTATAAAGAAGACGAGCCAGAAAAAGCAGGCTACCATTGCTTCTCCTGTGAAGCTCATGGAGATGTGATCGGTTGGACGATTGAATTTGCAAAGTCGAAGAATGAAGAGTTGAATGCTCGTGACGCATGTCTAAAACTTGCGAAAGAGCACGATATCAAACTCCCGTCTGGGTACAATCCGGTAGCGGAGATTTTTCAGTTGGCGGCAAACTATTACCAGACCTGTTTCTGGGAAGAGTGTAACAAGCCGTACATGGAGTTGGCTAAGCTTACCCCGTTGGAGTATCAGAAGACTGTTCGGGGTCATAGTGAAGAAGTCTTGAAGAGTGAATGCGTAGGTTGGTCGGATGGCGGTGTTGTAGCGTATCTTGAAGCATTGGGTTTCGATGAAGAAATCCTGGATGCGTCCGGATTGAGAAGTCAAAAGACTGGCCGAGATTTTCTCCCGTCCAGAGTGTTTATCTACCCTCACTATGTGAAAGGTAAGGTATCCCACTTTACATTTAAAGATCCTTTGAAGAAGCTTGCGTATCAGCTTCCTAACAAGTATTCGATGAATGGACATGAGTTCTGGGGTCAGGATACCGTCAACAAGAGCGACACGGTTTATATCGTAGAAGGTGAAAACGATAGACTGAGTCTGCTTGATGTTGGTAAAACTGCAGTACTGGCGACCATCGGTCAAATCTCAGGCAGTCAAGCAGATTGGCTTCGTGAAAACCTGTCTGATAAACATATCGTCACATTCTTCGATAACGATAAAGCAGGCGGCAAGTATCGTGAGAAACTTGAGAAGATCCGTAAGTTCTTCAAGAACCTGACTCAGGTTGTGCCTGGCGTTGAAGATGATGATATTGACAAGCTTATTCATGAAGGAGCAAACGTAGATGAAATTGTTGCGGCATGTAAAGCGGCAGACTCACAGAACGTTTCTATCGAGTCCGGGACTACGAAAGTACCATTCGATGTGGACGAAGCTCTTGAGAGAATGCGAACTGCAGACGGTGAAGCAGATTCAGGAAATCGAGGATCAGAGGTTTCTGGAAGAGATTCAGGTGATTCTGAACAAGATGTCGATATTGAAATCTTACCGCCGGGAAAAGACCTCTCTCAAAATTCCGTCGTACAGAAGAAAGGTGCGTATTGGCGGGTAACGTTCAAGGATGGTGAACCTCAGTACAACAAGATCAGTGACTTTGTAATTGTCCTGAAGAACATCTACATTACAGAAGATGGAGATCGTCATCGTGAAGTTGTCATTATTCGAGAAGATGGGCAAAAGTCAAATCCAATGCTCATCGATTCCGAAACGAAAGTTTCCCTTAAACCCTTTAGAACGCTCCTTGCACGAGCAGTGGATGCAGATTTCAAAGGGAACGAACGTGATATGTCAGGCGTATGGGACCTCGTTTACTCTCAGTCTGCGGAGACCCAAGTCCGTGTTACAAGAACTGTTGGTCGACATGAAGGCATGCGAGGCTGGATTTTTCGGAACAAGTTCATCTCCGACACAGGTGCCGTCATCGATCCTGATAAAGACGGAGTCTTTTGGTTGGCGGGAAAAACGGTTGGTATCAGACCAGAGTCCCTTAACGTTGCCTCGAATCAGCCTAGTACAAATGGGGACAACACCGGGAAAGTCGACATCCCTTTTATTGACCCAGATGTTTCAAGAGATGACGCAGATGAACTGATGAAGGGTATTGTTGCCAATCTCAGTAAGAATCTGAATAGTCCAGGTCAAGCTTTGACGATTCTCGGGTGGATGTATGCGTGTATCTATTCAAATACAATCTTCTCCTTGAACAAGAGTTTCCCATTCTTGTTTCTATGGGGGACCAAAGGTAAAGGTAAGACTTCGATCGCAAAGTGGGTTCAAGACTTTTATGATATGCGTGATTGTGGATACACCTCGGTTTCGCAGCTTCGATCAGCCGTCGGTTGGGGTCGTAAGGTCGAATACTATTCTTCGCTTCCAGTTTTCATTGACGAGATCCGAGCGGATAAAGAGACTGGTGAATATCTGAGTTTGTTCCGTAGTTATTTCGATCGGGCTCCGAGAACTATGGGTGTGAAAGACGGTTTCGGGGTTAAGACTCAAGAAGTCCGTTCGTGCTTTATCTTTGTTGGTGAAGACTTGTTTGATGATCCAGCAGCAAGAGAACGTTGTATCCCGGTTCGTATTCCGGTTAATAATCGAGAATTGACTGACTCGTATCGTTGGCTTGAAGACCATCGGCATCTGTTTAGCGGAATGACTTATCGCTGGATCCTGGAAGCAGCAGATGATGATCGTGAAAAGCTTAAAGAGGAGATTCGTGAACTCGACAAAGAGCTTGTTCGAGAAGCAAAATGTTCTCAACGAGTCTCAAAGAACTGGGCAGCAATCGGAGTGTTCGCACAACGGCTTGCAGAGAAGTATCTTCCGGAGTTTGATTTCAAGAAGTATCTGTTCGAAGCATCGACTGAAGAAGCAAGCAATCAGAAGTCGGACACGACGGTCATGCAGTTTTTCGAACATGTAGAAGCAATGCAGGCAGGAGAGTTTCCGAAAATTACGCATCAACACATTATGGCAGATAGCAATCTTGTACATATCTGGTTTCCAGCCGTGTATAAAGCTGTGATTGATGATAGTCGTGGAAAGTTTCCATTCTCGAAAAATGCAGTTATCTCAGCGATCAGAGAAGAGCCTTACTTTGTCGCCGACGATAGAAAGGTGAAGATGGGATTGAACGGTGCTCGGAGAATCGTATTGACGTTGGATATGGATAAGGCTCCGGACGCAATTAAGAACATTGGGAACTATAATGATTGACACATTTGCATGTATCGGTATTGTCTCTGTCGGAGTCATTGCTTTCTTTGTCATGATTAAAGTTCTGGATTGGTTTGAAGATAGGAAACCGTTTTAAAAATGTGAAATAGTTGTTGACAGAAGGCTTTGCTGATATTAAAGTAGAGTCTTCTAAACAACTTTTGTCTAATTCAAATGATTAAGACACACAACGCGGAACGTCCGTTTCGCAAGCCGCATCGTAGTTTTTATGGTTCTGGTAAATTCAAGTGGGCAATCTACCCGGACTATTGGAAGGATACCTGGGGTCAAAAACCACTCCTGGGTTACGTTTGGGCGGATGATGAATTCTACGCCGTACGGGAAGCTTATTCGAAGAATCTGCTTACCATGAATTACACTTTTAGGCCGAAGGCTGTAAAGATTCACGCAGCTTCAGCCTAACCACTTTAGAATATATTGGAAACTAAATGACAACCAAAGCACATCTCATCAACTCGATCAGCGCCGATCTCGGTATCACCAAGAAGGCAGCAGCTGGTTTTATCAACTCCTTTGCCAAGTCGGTACAAGCTGACCTGACAGCAGCTGGCGAAGCCCTTATTCCGGGCGTCGGTAAGCTGAAGACTCGTGAGCGTTCTGCTCGCTCGGGCCGTAACCCTCGCACGGGTGAAGCTCTGCAAATCTCGGCACGTAAGACTATCCGTCTCGCTTCGTCGAAGGGTCTCAAGGCGCTGGTTAACGCCTAAAGAAAGTACCAGTTATTGGTATAAGAGTGATGTAAAGCCAGGCAATTTTGTCTGGCTTTTTTTATCGGTATTTACGTATGAAAGAAGTTAACGAAGTTGTACTTATTTATGCAGAACTCGAATCAAGTGAAAGCTTCGAGAATGTAGATGGAACGACAGGAGGTGGTTGTGGAGAACATAATCGTATCCTCCGAGGTGTAGCCGATAGTATTGCAGCAGCAACAGGTTTGATCTACAAAGATTACCTGCAGACTTTGCTTGATGCTGGACTCGATCAGACAGAGTTTTCGCTGCTGTTCAAGGACTACGATACTACCGAGTATTTTGAAGTAACCCTTACTGGTACTAGCGAAGGCGAAGACGGATCCAAAAACTGGACCAATATCGTTCGTTGGTACGTAGAGCCCGCAATTCTTAACGAACTCATAGAAGAAGAGTAACCATGAAACTGAATCAGCCTTTTACCCGTCGCATCATTTCCCCTAACGAAGAACGTGTTGCATTCAATACACCGGAGCCGGTAAAGGCTGAGGTTTCTGAGGTTCCCCCTCTTACTCCGAAAGAAGACGATGTTCCTTCGTTAGTTTCGAATAAGCCTGAAGTGCCTAGACTTGAACGGGCTTCGTCGTCTAAGAAACAAGTTGAACTCAAGGTTCCGGGAGAGGAAGAAGTTGAAGCTTCAATAGCTATGACCGATGGCGAGGTGCTTTCGCCTGAACTTCGTCAAGCGGCAGAGCCGGAAGTTCCTGAGCTTCAGCCCAAGAAGTCTGTTGAAGATGTCCTTGCAATCCCTAAGCTTGTCGTTACTAAACGTGAGCCGGTAGCTGTAGATCCGATTGACATTCCGAAACTCGATGCGTATAACACGATGGAGGTAGTTCATCTGTTGATCGGTCGTTCACCGGAAGACGAAGAGATCATTTTGCTTCAGTCGTTTCCTGAGCGCTTCGTTCGCACCAAGAAGACGGAGGAATTTCACGCTTCTCTGCTAGCCAGGGTAAGCAGTCACTACTCAAGTATGGTGGATGCCCGGAAGTATGATTTTGAGGAGCGTCAACATCACCATGTTCTTGCCCCTAAGCCTATTTCTGCTCTCCACGCTAATAAGGGCGTGGAATGGATGGCGTACGTGCTTGATGATGGTAAAGCTGCTGAAGCGGATATCATTGGCTATGCATTACAACATAGCGTAGCTGATACAGTAGCTATACGGGAAATCAATGAGGCAAAACTGTATCAGAGGGATCCTTCTTACGTTTTCACCTGGGCATTGGTGAAAGTGAAGATCGGCCACGACTTCGGTTCCTACAAGTTGTCTGAACTGATGCCTTCGCTGTAACCTTGAAGGGGCCGAATCTGGTCCCTTATTTTTTAGCCGCTTGGAGCCTCTCTTGAAGACAGGACTAGGTTTGGTATCGACCAGGCAAGCCAGCCCGTCAGAGAGGCTGTATTGAAGTCTAAGAGGTATTCCAGTCCGAAGTTTGTGGTAGTTTTTCAGACAGAACTAGAGTCCTGAGAAAAACTGGACAGACGATTGAAAAATTTCTTATTTAAAATCAAAGACTTAAACTAGAGTGTCCAATTTGTCCAATTTCACTTTGCGCTCTTGGACAGCCTCAAACGTATGCTGGCTAAGGCTTTCAGAG